GTGACACTGCTCCATTTTGATCCTGCTTTGATCATATCCTCTCCTACTGTTTGAAAACCTCTACGGCTTCATTATCAATATTCTCAGTCATATGTAGCATAAATCTATAGGCATCCCAGGCAGACTTGACAGACTGGTTTTCACTGAGCGTGGTGGGAAACATATCGACCCAAACAGCGTTTTCTGGTTGAGCATGTCGTTGCAGTCCCTGTCTACGGGGTTGTAATAATCGGTTGTTATCCCATAACATATTGGCTACCGCTACACATTGATCATAATCACAGTCATAAAGATACGTGGGTTCTGAGGTGTACATGAGAATTACATCAGCTAATTGCTCTTTGGTATGTATGCTAGTAGAAGTAATAATAAAAGCTACGTCATCGATACTGATCTTTTCATTAACAATATCGCGAATACATCTGCCAAGACTGAATCCTATTTTCATACTTCTTCCTGTTCTGTAAAATGTTCTGGTTTGGTATGACTGTCACAAGCGGTATACATCCAATGGCTTCCTCGGAGTTTACCTGAACTACCGCAGGTTTCACAGGTAACACTGCTCATAGATTCTGCCATACGTACCATGCCACTGATATGTTCATCTCCGCCTGTGTAGTAGAAACGCAAGGTGCCAAATTTTTCTTTTACTTGGTCCAAGGTCACTTGCGGTACTTGTTTGTACTGCTTATAACCTTTTTCGAAGTTTTGATTATTCCAATCAACATAATGTTGGATATTACCCATAAGCTGATTTAAAATATTGTACCAACCGTCACCGCACTCAAAGCCCCAACACATGCAGGTCTCAGTTACTGCACCGTTGCGATTGACCATCATTTTAGGATACTTTTCGCACAACAACTTATCTAGTTCTTGTTTCATAGGATTTTACCCAATCCCATCCAGATAAGTTGATCAAGTTCCGTTTGATAGTCTTGTCCTAGTCTACGCTTTAGATAAATGGCTTCAAGTAGTTCCTTGCCATCACCATAGCCTGTGACTCCTGCGCCACGTGACTCTAGTTCTTCAATTAGATCATCTGTGTCAAAGTCGCTCAAATCAACATCAACTTCAACTTCTGTGTAGATTGTTTTATGCATATTAATAGGTTTCTTTCACGATTTTAAATTCTGTCGAGGGGTACTTGGCTTTGAACTCATCAGTTTTTACAAATTCATTAAATTCTTTTGCGTTAAAAAACATACGATGAAATACTGTTTTGTGATCTAATGTAGTCACTGTTAAGTAAACTGATTTCGCTTTGCCTGCCATAGTATGCTTTCGTTATTAAATGATATACTATTATAACACCGAACAAGAATTATGTCAACTAGTTTTCCATTTTATTTGGAATAGCAAAGCATCATTTGGATCTTTGAAATAATAAGCAGTGACAAAATCGTTGGTGAGAGAAACGTCGATAACGTCTTGAACATAGTAATCAAAGTAACTAGAACATTGTCGGGTGGCCCATGCCGCTGCTTCGGCAAAATATTCTTCAGCTTGTTCGTAGGGGATATCAGTGTCGTTGAGATATACAACTATCACGACCATCTCATAGCAAACATAGCAGCATCTTGTTCATTTTGAAAATACCAAGCTCGACAATTGGATTCTTTTATATCTCGAAATTTATGTTGACAGTGTTCCATGCACCAAGTTAGTTTTTTGTTATAGTTTTCATCTCTATCCAATCTGACTACATGATAGGAATCCAAAATAGACATCAATTTGGCTTTTTCCAATTGGAATCCCCGTATCTTAATAACCATTCTGTAAGAGCAGGGCCTGCTAGTTTGGCACTGATAAGATACTTGTATCCGTAAGCATATGGATCCGTAGATCTATGCCACATTGGGGTCTCGACTGCATGTTCCATAATCCACTTTCCACTCTCACTCTCTTGCCATTGCCAAAGTGGTTCAGCAGCATACAGATCAGGATCTTCAACATCGCCCATGTCGAATTCGTGTACCACTATCTCTCGTACTTCTTCTACTCGATCATTGATTATCATATACCTATATGTATCTTCTTTAGGTATAGGACCTAGGTAACCCTGGGCAGGTCCAAATTGATAACCTTTGGTGTTTATTACTGCCATCTCAGGGTAAAATTCACTGCATCAACCTCAGATTCAAAGATAAAGTCTGCGCCTCTTCTTTCAAAGGCATGATTGCAGTGTTCTGCCAACCAATCTGTGATGTTCACGGCATGCACGTTGTCTTTAAATCTATCCAAATTTACTCTGCGCCAACCCATATTTTTCAGCATACCCCAAAGTATTTCTCGATCTATTTCACTCTGCATTGATGTGCTGAGTTCATATAAGATATCCTGTTCTAGATCTTTCATACCGTGCCTCTTCCGCCAAACTTTAGCATAAACATCATGGCATCATAATCATCTGTAAATTGAAAGTACAGTGCGTGATAATGTTCTTCTCGCCATAGGTCTTTGCAGTTGTTAATGCACCATGTGGCCATTTCTTCAATTTGATTGCGTGTAATATTATCGAAGTTCACACGATAGGGGTAAATTGTTCTAACTCGTGTTGCTAGGATCTCATTGAGAGAACCAATTTTAATCTTGTCCGTTGCCATATTTTAATAGAAACATTGTGCGTTTCTGTTCATCGTAGAAATCCAATCGAACGGTATGCACATTCATTTTGCCTTCAAACCATCCACTTGGTTCCATGTAAAACCATTCATCTTTATCTTGTGGACGGCTTACATAGTCGGGGTCTTTGACATACTCTCTATGATCACGCACAGTAAAGCCCAGCACTTCTTTCATTCTTGATCTAGAAAGATACACACTTGGCTTTTCTCGTTGTTTGATACGTTCAAGAACACGATGCCATTGCTCAGGAAGCATGACCACAGGCTTGCTCATTTCCAAGTCCTGTGATCCTCGGCCACATGCTCTGCACCGTCATAATCAGAAATATGCCATTCTACATCTCCTGGAATTTCCACGATTTTGAGTTTAGCATGACTGCCGCTGGCAGCAGAGCCTAGCTCTTTGACTATCTTGACCAGATAGGGATCGTCTCTGGCCACATCACGATCATACCAACTGGGATCTGTGATACCTGCCATTTTTTTGTATTCTTCACGAGCACGATCACTGAGACCGAAGCCTCCGTAGCAGTCATTGATTACTACATATCGAACTCCGGTCTTGAGATCTTCTAAGAATTTCTGTGACTCTGTGGTCATTATCGATCTTTCTTTTTCTTCTTGTGTTTTTTAGGTTTGTTGTGTGTGAGATCTTCTTCGTATGCCAAAATAGCTTCTTTAAGTGCTCTCTCAACTAATTCGTTGAATGTGATATCAAGTTCGTGAGCCAACTTCATATAGGTCAGCATTTCTTGATCTGTGAACTCTACAGGAACTTGTACACGAGTATCATAGTCTTCTTCGGCTGCAATAGCACGGGCTTTTTCCAACATATCTTCGGCCACTTCAAGATCAGTGTAGTTGACATCGTCCCACGCTTGATCAACAATCACACCTCGATTTTCTGATTCGTTGTCATGAGCAGATCGGTATTCTGGATTGATCCAGCGATAGGCACGTTCGTTGACATAGTCATAGGCACTGATTTCATAAACGACCTGAGTGCGAGTGTCGAATACCATACTGATAGAATGACCATCCTGATCACCATTCCAAGAATCTAGTCTATAGGCATCGGGTCCATAACATTGCCAGCCGTAGTCACTGCCTTCAGTGATGCGATAATTCACGGTGGTCATAAAGTCTTTGATAGTGATCATGTGATTCCTTTCGATGGTGATAAGCTATACAACAATGATAACATCAAGATGTATTTTTGTCAATCTTTTCCTGCTCTAATCTGGGTTCTTTGTGTTCAAAATCTTCTGGGGTGCTGTAACGCATTTTTGGATAGACGCTTTCATTTCTAAACATTATCACAGTTACAGGTTTCCAATATTTGTGCAAGAGGTTGTTGATCAATATCAATCCAAACACCAGCACCAAACTGCCCAATGCAAATAAAATACTACCTATCAACCAGGTAGCCATTTGGTCTGCTATCATTGTTCTTTTTCCTTTGTAAGTTCGCACATCAACTGAAAATGCTCGTATGACTTGCGAACACTTTCATGCTTCATTAATTTGTCTGCTTCTTGTTGCATGGCCTTAACTCCTGCTTCAGCACAATCGCGGATACACAATCCGTTAAGAGTAGCAAGTTCATCGCCTAGTTCTTTAGCTAGCTTTTCCCAGGCCTTCTTTTGACCGGGTGTGATAAGAGTACGTGCCGGCCGCATTTCGCTGGCTTTGCTGATTGCCCGACAAATTTCATCTTCAGCTACTCGAGCAGCAGCAATCATAGGTGCATAGGCTGGATCGATGTTGTAGCGACGGCTTTGACCTCCTGGGTACACCATTACAATATGTGTGCCCTTGGAGAAACTGTCTAAGTATTCACTATCGTACTCACTCACAGGCACATACCTACGCCCACGTTTTTCATAGTAGATTTTTTTCATAGGTCATGTGCCTCTGACTTTCTAATTACTTGTTCATCATCAATGCGTTGAAGTTTGAAGGCACAACGATTGTCTGCACTTGACCGTTCTTGATACCTTCACTGATATTCAACATAGCCTGTGCTTGCATGAATGCAATACTAGCACCTGAGTTATTAGCCAGTGCTGCCATTCTGCGTGATTCTGCTTCGGCAGTTTTGACTTCAACTTCTTTTTGCTTGAGTTCGTTTTTGCTGCGAACCAATGCATTTGCAGATTCAACCACTGTATCACTAGGTAACACATTACGAATCATCACCTGACTAATGGTGACTGAACCATCTAGTTTTTCTTCAGCAAGATTGCGAGCAATTTCTTCTTTGATAAAGTTTTCCATGTCAGTGCGATTGTCTGCCATATCTAGTGCTTCATACTTACGTGCGGCTTTGTAGATGGCATTGCGAGCATTTTGCACAATGTAGTTGTACATGACATAAGTGTCGCCACGAAATTCAGCGTGGAAACTCTTGTTTTTGGTTGCGTAGAGCTCACTCACTTGCTGTGGGTTGATGTTGTAAACTACCACAGCATCAAAGTCTTTCATTGTGCTATTGTCTTTGGCTACAGGAGTCATGTTTTCCAATGTGACATTCACATCTTTGATAGGGAATGTCAGCACATCACCTATCATAGTTTGATTGAATGATCCGGGCAACAATTCACCTGGCTGAATCTGGCGATCAAAGCCAACTCGCACACCAACTTCACCAGTTTCAATACGAGTACAACCTGTTGCCAAAACTGCGGCAGCAAGAATAGAGAGAGTAAAAATACGTTTCATGTTTTTCCTTAAAATAAAATTACAATTACTGTCATCAACATTACTGCTGCCAGTGTTACAAGTATACTATAGCCTATGCTTTTTGTCAAGGCTAATTGTTCTAAACCGTTCATATTTCTCAAGGCACGGATGCCAAAGTGAATTAGAACAGCAAGAATAATAAATGCTAACCAAAGTTTAATCATGCTTCTACTCCTTTAATACAGTATTGGTTCAATTGTAGATTCTTCTCGAAGAGCCATAATGACTTCTTCTTTCTCAGTGTAGATCAATTTATATTTTTCTAAGAGTTGTCTACGAGCGTTAGGAGGCAGATAACACCAATTGCTAACGATATCATAACTGCCGTGAGCTTCGAGGGGCATACACTCGCCTATCCACCCACTGAGTATTTTGAGTGCTTCTATAGTGTTAGCAGGATGACTGTGAGCAATAGCATTGTGAAAGTCATTTGCCAACACTGATGTAAAGAAGCTGCCGGGACTGTATCCATAGACCAAATAGTTGGCCATAGGATCAGCAAAGTCTCGAGGAACGTCCCATTTACTAAATGTTTCGTACAATCGATTCCGACTGTAAACAGTTATGTTCATACTTCAATTACTTTCTCTGGATCCCATCCAGTGTGTTCGCTATAACCATCGTTTTCATAACCGCGCGGATTACACACGATTCTAGTCTCACCGATCATATAATCAAACGGATGATGAGTATGACCATGTGTCCACAGTTTGATCTGCGGATGATCCAAGATGAACTCACTGAGGTCACTGTGGTAGCCACCGTTCATCAGCGTTTCATGAGCATACATCGGGTGTACACTTTGAAAGCTAGGACTGTGATGACCAACAACCACACACCGTTTGTCTTTGTTTTCTTGAACAATCAGTTTGATATAGCCTAGTGTTCTATCGTGACGTACAGCAACATCCAACGGACTCATAGTGGCATAGTTTCTCTTATCGTTACGAATAATACGGAAGTCGTTCATCATACCTTCAATGGCATGCATTGTAAGCGGATCACGACGATTCATATTGGTCCAAAGTGTTCCGCCAACAAATACAACATCGTCGATAATCTTAGTATCCTGTTCTAAGAAATAAATGTTAGGATACTTAGCACACTCCTCACGTAGGTAATCAATGCCAGCATAGAATTTGCCATTGTAAAATTCATGGTTGCCGGCAATAAAGATAACGTGAGGGAATTGGAAACTACAACGCTTCAGGAAGTCACGGAAACGTTGTGCATTGGCCTGCCTACGACCTAATCCTGTATTGTTGGCAATCGCCATTTGATCTGCGGAATTAGAGGGTTCTGGATGATCGTGCAAATCCTGGGCCACCATAATATCGCCGCCTAGAATTAACACATCGCAGTTGTCGTTGTTTGTGACAAAGCAATCGCTGAATTCTAAATGCAAATCAGATACAAGTTTGATCTTCATAGATCCTCTTTTATAGAAATATACTCATATTATAGCACCAGTTTACAAATCTGTCAAGTAAGTAAATAACAGTATAGTAGGGATTTCGGAGCGATAAATGGACCCGCTAACACTGTTTGCCTTGGCCAACGGCGCAGTTAAACTGGTCAAGGAAGGTTGCAAACTTTACAAAGACATCAAGGGTGCTGCTGGGGATATCAAAGATGTCCTCAAAGATCTTGATGATCAATTCCATAACAAATTCAAAGACCGTCAACCAACTGTTGCTGAAAAGAATCAGTACATAGAAGAAAAAAACCGTGTAATCAACTTAAACAAACAAGCTGGTGATACAACTAATATCTACACTGAAATCGGACAGCAATTGGGTGTATACTTTGACAATCTCTACAAGTGCAAGGCTGTGTTTGACGAAGATGAGCGCCGCAGCAAGTACGAAGTTTATCATGGTGAAGATAGCATAGGCAAACGTGCCTTACAACGAGTCCTATTAAGAAAACAATTGGATGCCATGGGTGCAGAGCTACGTGAAATCATGGTATACCAAAGCCCACCAGAACTAGGTCCGTTGTATCTCGAAGTAGAAGAAATGATGAAAATAGTGGGCAAGGAACAGGCTGGTGCTGTAGCTATCGAAATGAGAGCTAATGTAGAAAAAGCTAAACAAGCAAGACGTAGGAAAAAGCGTCTACAGTATAGAATAACCTGTTGGAGTCTAAGTACATTGTGTGTGATATATTTTGTATGGTTAATATGGGCTGTAGTTCAGATTAGGATCGAAAACAAACCAGAACTAGGCATATGTCTAATACCAAAAGGCACGTGGTTATATGAACATTATAATCGGCTGAAATGGGTTGACTGCTATCCCAATAAATATAATTAGAAATAGAGATTCTGGAGCGACTAGATGGATCCGTTTACCCTCTTTGCCTTGGCCAACGGCGCAGTTCAGGCCGTAAAGAAAGGGTGTCAACTTTACAAGGACATCAAATCTGCGGCGGGCGATGTAAAAGGTGTACTCAAAGATCTTGATGATCAATTCCATAAAAAGTATGACGGCAAACCAGTACCTGATGCTGCTGTCAAACAACTCAATGAAGAAAAAACCCGGGTAAAAGAACTAAACAAACGCAGTGAAGAAGCCACTAATATCTATACAGAAATTGGTGACTATCTAGGTCAATACTATGACAACTATTTCAAATGTCTAGCAGTTCTTGAAGACGAAGAAAAACGATCAAAAAATGAAGTATATTCAGGTGGTGACAGCCTAGCCAAACGTGCCTTAAAACGTGTGCTGATGCAAAAACAACTGGAACAAATGGGCAAGGAACTGCGCGAACTAATGATATATCAAAGCCCGCCTGAACTAGGTGCGCTGTACACAGAAGTAGAATCTATGACCAAAGAACTTGGAGCACAGCAAAAAGTTCTTATGGTTAAAGAAATAGAAAAAGCCAGATTACGTAAACAACGAATGGCGCATTATCAATTTGAAATTTCAGTAGGTATTGCCGCAGTAATAATAGTATTTGTTATGATGGGCATGTTTATGTGGATTGCCCACGATGCACAAAAACGTTGGGGTAGTGTAACTGACACTAGATATAGAGACACACTAGCACAAGTAAGAAAACAAGAATGGTTTGAACATCAAAAGAAGTTGCAAGAATACGAACTTTTCCTACAGCAACAAAAAGCAGAGAAACAGGCAAGTGAATCCAGTAACTAAAACACTGCTAATAGTATTAGGTGCTATTCTTGGTATATTTTTAGTTCCTGCAATACTAATCATATTCCATGAATACATCAATGCCTTTATTTTCATAACGTCGGTATTAGCTTGTTTTATACTGTTTGGATATTACAGCTATGAAGAACTATTACCAGAGTTTCAACGAGCACAATTAGAAGAAGATCAGATTATGGCTCGATTCAACGGTGATCCAGAGAAGATAAGATTCTATCGGGCATTCAAGAAACACTTTGACGGGGATTTAAATTTAGCACAGTTGGAGAAATGGTTGATCGACCATCCTAGAAAAAATTAATGACGGGTATAAAAATATATACCAGTTAAGGCCAATGTGCCGATGACAAAAAATATTCCACACATGATTACAAAGAACAGCACAGGATTCTTTACCTGTTCTAATTGTTCTCGTAGATCATCTAAAAATGAATTTGCCATACTAATATTTAAACTGCACAGCCTAAGAATATTAGTAGTAGAGAATTATATCGTGTTGGGGTAGTTATTTAAGATTAGCAACTAATTCAGCTTCGTGAATACGGGTGCGTGTATTTTTACTGCCTAGCAGAATCACAATACGTTTTCCCAAGGCAGTGTCCAGCATCATTACAATGCATCCTCCAGATGCATTGATCCATCCAGTTTTACTAACTTGAAATTTATATCCTTTGGCTATAATAGGATTAGTATTGTTATAAATTCTATACTTCTTTTTGTGTTTGATTTTCAATGTGCTTGTATTGCTGGCAGTCACTATTTTTGGATATGTTTCAGCAGCACGTACCAATTTAACAAGATCCGACGCTGTACTGACATTGGCTCGATTGAGACCGCTAGGATCCACAAATCTAGATTGATACATGCCTAATTCAATAGCTTTGTCATTCATTGCACGAATACAACGTGACCTTCCACCTGGATAATTTTGACAGAGTTTTTCTGCCGCAGAATTATTAGAACGTATTAAGGTAAGATCGATTAACTGTTGCCTGGTATGAGATTGAATCTTTTTCCCAAGATCTTGTCTGGCATCAAGAACCACCATAACAGTAAGCAGCTTAGTAATACTGGCCACGCTTCTTTGTTGGTTGACATTGTCACTGGTTAACACCGTACCTTGGGCATCAGCAACTATCCAAGATTTTGCTGTGATTGCCTGTGAGTGGTCGCCTGCCTCAGCTGATATACTAAGACAGGTCAAGAACCAACCAAAGAGTATGCCACAGAGTTTCAGCACAAATCCTTGATAGATATATAACATCTGTTCATATAGGTGTTCCCAGCACAGAATTAGAATCGCTGCCTGTCTTATCTTCACCAGCACCTAATACACATGCCAATCTAGTGTCATATTCTATCATAGTCCATGACCCAGTTTCCTTATTCATCAACAATGTTATGTAAGTGTTATGCACGGATTTTCCAACCCAGACAGGGGTTTCTTTATGTGTGTCTACAAAATAGTTCATAACTGATCGTACATCTGAACATTTCATTGGTTTGGTTAAATCAATAATCTCCTGGGCGTGTGCTATAGAGCCTACTAGGCAGAATAGGAACGCCATTGCTGTTTTAAACATAATGGCTCCTTAAACTTTTATTTACCAACGATAATTTCAGCTACATTGTAAAACAAACTGTGCAGTGTAAGCGGTAAAAACGTCAATACATAAAATATCAACAATAAATTAATCCAAAATCGCCAAGATGTTGATTTCATCACTGATATTGTTTTATAGATTCAACCACGGTTGTTAAACACATAGATTGCGAATTTAAAGTTTTAAACACTCTAGTTTTTTCCTTGTCTCTGCACTGATATTCGCAGATTTGTATACCAGTGTCAGTGATGGTTTTGTAACTAAGGTCGCAGTCTGCATCTGAAAACACATAAGATCTCGCCTTACTGGAAGATCCTAGATCGATATTCACACTAAGATTTTTAGGCACAAGCGGAGCAAGTATGGTTGTCACCGCTACCATGCCTAATAATATTTTATCGAATGTTTTCATTAACTCCCATGGTTACCTTACTTAAAATAAAATTTTCAACTCTAACATCGCGCCACTGTTTCGTAGATCATTTTGTCTTTGTTGAATAGTGCCTATTTGAATAGTAGCATTCTTTTTAGAAATAAAGCTCAGGCCTGCTTTGCCAGTTTCTAACTGTCTACTGTTTTGGCTGTATTCTGCATACACACTCATCTTGTCGTTGACATAATGATCAACACGTATACCTGCTTCGGTGGTATCAGTTATCTTATTAACTGCGGCATAGTCAACTGCTGATAGTGCTGATCCTGAATCAGTCGCCGAGTCTCGACGATTTTGTTCTTTTCTAGCACCAGCAAACAATCTAACGCCTTTCTTAGCAGGGGTATAAAGTCTTACCTGTGCCCATAAGTCTTCGCCTGCGGCACTGGCACTATTTGATAAATTTAAATCAGGAAGTGCGTGAGTGGTATTAAATTTATTTTTTGCATGCCCAACATCGCCTTTGACTAACCAATCGTTTCTAGTCCATAGTGCGTATAAATTTACAGCATTTTTATACAAAGATCCTGTGCTGTTATTTCCATCCATGTTTAGGTTAATTTGACTAAACTGTCCGCCGATCATTAAATCAGTTTTTACCAAATGTGCTATACCTAAACTGTACCGATTAGCAGTTGATTGATATCCGTCAACAGTATCGGTACCTGATCTCGATGCTGTGATATCAAACACAGTGCGTTCGTTGACATTTGCACCTATTAATTTAATTTCACCGTCGTGGGCTCTATGACGAATTAATGGATCGCTGACTAACATAGAATTTTCTCGTATGTTAGCTTCTGCTAGTCTATCAAACTGATCAATTCTGGTCTGATATGCTGTGGTTGTGGCACTGGACAGCACCTCATCCACAGTAACAGCCGCAACTGTTGTGGTAGTACCTACTACAACGCTGGTAACAACTTCATCGCTGGTACTGGTACTGGTAGTGGCTGTACCGTTTGTAGTTGTTGATGTTCCGTCACTGTATGTAGTAACTGTTACTGGTGTTGTGACTGTAGTAACTGTTACTGGTGTTGTGACTGTGGTAGTTGTGGTGTAAGGTGTAACTGTAGTGGTTGTAGTGGTCACCGGTGTGGTCACAGTGGTAGTGAACACCTGATTAACAGTTAGAGTTTTTGCTGTTTGATCACCACGATTTCTAGTTTCAACTACTGTAGTGACTGAGGTTCCTCTGGTCACTACATCTGTTTCTGAAGCCGTACCATCAACTGTGCTGGTAGCGGTTGTACTTGAGCCTCTGCTGTTGCTGGTGGTAGTTTGATTGGTCGTTGTAGTTCCTGTTACAGTAGGTGATCCACTTCCTGATCCGCCGCCACTGCCGCTAAATGATGTAACTGACAATGTACCTGTATATCCACCTGGTGTTGCTGCTGTAGTACCACCATTGGCATCATAGCCGCCACCGCTCATGTTTGCTGTGACGCCGGCTGCTGTGGTTGTACACATTACAGATCCACTGGTTGTACCGCAAGCACCCCAACTGGAAGAACTGGTCCAACCTTGTGCAAATACACCTGTTGGATCAAGACCAAACTCTGGATTATACAATATGTTGCTGCCCGCCGATCCACCTGTTGGTGTGAATGTTACTGTTGGTACACGCCATTGTGGACCATAATTACCTGCCCACCATGATGTATCTGTACCAATCATGATAACTTTGACATGAGTGACACTGGCACAACTGCCTGCAGTACCACAATCAGTAGAAGTCAATGATAGTGTACTCCAAGGTTCTGAGTTGTCACCTGGACCTGAACTCCAGGCATTCATTTGTAGTAGATTACCTGTGGCATAACTGGTAGTACTTGAACCCAGTAGAGTGCTGCCGTTGTAGTATTCTAGTTTGAGTTGACCGGTATCGTGTTGTAGATTTCTACCACCACCTGCGTGTGCTTCTACTGAAAAAGTCAGTGTACCACCACTTTGCATCGCATTATCAAATACTATATTTTGACTGATAGTGCTATTAGCGGTATAAGACATGTTTGCACTATTATAGTCTGTGCCGGACTCAAATGCATTTGCTACTGAGGTGAACAGGAAAGCCAGCGCCACCATGGCTGATTTAGATAATTTCATTAGGTTCGCTCCTTAATGTAAAATTATTTACAGTAAAATGGCAGCGAGTTATATGATGAGATTATTGCTTGTCTTTTTTCTTGGAAGATTTTTTCTCAGGTCCTGTTTTCTTTGCTTCGTCTAACATTTTTTCCGAAGCAGGACTGGTACGATGATGGGGTAGATGTTTAGCGGGTTCTTTAATTCGAGGACTTCTGTTAAACCAACTCATAACAATATTTATACGGGGAGCATGAAGAATTATCTAATTAGATTAACAGGATAGTTTATTTGAATACAAAACTAATTTTTTTGGAGGGCTTTGCATTAGAAGTATAATGATCGGATTCGATTCGAATGCTTCCGGTAAAAGTAGGAGGCCATACAACATTAAAGTCGCTGAATGATATTCCTTGAGAAGAACGATCTGTATTGGTATACACCTGCACCATTGCTGCTTTGTTTAGAACTGCCTTAAAGAAATCAGTCATTAAATCACTGTTAGCATTGAGTCTATTTTTTAACAGTTTGGCACAATTTCCTAATAGGTGATACCCCATTTGAAATTTAGCATTACTGAGATCCACACCTTGTTTAGCAGTAACTAAATCTCCTGCTTTGTTGATTTGCTGTCTTCCAAGGAATTGCTTTGCTAGATACAGGCTTGGCAAATTTGGATACATTGGATTTTGCAGATCTTGCTCGGTACCTGTTCCTTTACCGTAGATACTGACAATAAATTCTCTTTCTTCTTTGGTAATTATTCCTTGCAGTTCACATGCAGCTAGAACTCCGGGAATAGCTTGTTCTGTATGCAGTTTTTTAAGTGTAGGAAGTATAGCACTATATTTTTGATCAAATGGAGTACCTGGACCAAAATCTTCCGGGTATTTGTCGATGGTTTCCATGGCACCGGTTAAACTAGCTGCTGCCCCACCACTTTTATTCTTGCTGCTAATAATTATTTTAGTTACGCCTGAATGCAGGAACGAGTCTCCGATCTTTTCACCGAATGCTCCAAAGGACACTTCTTTGAAGTCGGCCCAAGTCAATGGCGGTTCTAGTTTGCCTAAAAGATTTTTTTCAGCATCTTTATATGCTCCGCTAACACGCTTACCTAAAGCTAATGCTATAGGTGCTGCGGTTTCACCAAACACCACTTCAACTTGGTCGGAATACTGTTCTAGATTAGGCACAGGACCTGTGTTTTTTATTAAATCGTCCAACAGTGCAGGGAGACCTACTTTTAAATTCTGGGGATAGTCTGCCGGACGAGCGTTAAGATTTTGTGCGATTAGTCCAGGCAGAGCTGTTATCTGATACCGACCGGGTCTGACAAAATCGTATGGACTAATTTTTACTTCAGCAGCCTTAGCTGTTGCTGATTTTCCTTTGCCTGTTTGGCTCCAACCTGTGTCTTGAGTAAACACACTGGTCTGCCAATATATCGGAGGATGAGTTGATTTCTTTTCTTTGACAAATTTAACAAATGCTATTTTCTTATTCTGATCACCAATAATCACTACCATTGCAGCACCAGAATTCTTTTTAGCACCTATGTATTTTTGTACATATGCACCCTGCTGTTTTAGATATTGATCCATATCTAATTTCATGGTGTCAGTAGCTAAATCTTCTGGATTTTCCGGATCAGATTCGTATTTTAATCGTTGATCTTGAGGAAACACTGCTACATCAACAAGTTCGTAAGTTTGATTACCGTTAAGAAACTGGATATTTGCACCAGATTTTTTCTCTAACATGCGATCCCACATTCCGCCTTGTGCTTCGACTAATAGGAATTCAAATGCTCTCATAGCTAATATTTAGCGTATTTCTGGGAACAGGCATTCTTGTATAAAATGCTGTACATCGTCCTCTGAAAGTCCTAAACTAACCATTACCTTAGGTGTATGCGGGTTTTGCTTCTGATTTTGTGCGTAGTAATTTTGATTGTCAGTAGTATTCATAGCTGTACGATTAGTATCACCCACATGCTTGAGATATACTTCTGTGGTTAGTTTTACTAGATTCATAATCTGTTCTAGCTCTCCCGGATCGCTGACATTTCCTGCAGCAATCATAGATCCTGTAAAAATACGCTCTGCCCACTCAGGTAGTTTCCGTGTTTTGTTCCATTGCAATTTTTGGGTTTCGGCAGCAAACCAATCGATGAGAGAATGTTCAATGTCGCCAGCTGGACTGAAATCATGAAAACAACCAGTGATCTTATTCTTACCTGCAATAACATCAAATCCGTAAATAGGTGCCGGGTTATGGATATGTGGGAAAATACAGCAATGCATCATCCAGAGTCCCTTTGTGGATCGGGCATCGACTACATCGATATGAGCTCTACGATAATCGTTACTGGTCCAAACTCTATTAACCCACCCCGGTTGATTAAACCGATCCATCCCCGGCTCGAACACTTCAGTACCTGTGCGGTCGAACGACTTCTCAAATAGAGATTGTATTTCTATCAGGGTGTCCCAAACGTTACTCTCCAAGATATAAGTCTCGCATCATTTTAATAGCAAACTCAAAGGCCACTCGAGCTTCGTCGCCTAGATCATCTGTTAGCGTTGCACGGATAGCACCTTTCATAGCATCGCCATTTTCAAAGTCGTAGAACTTTCCACTTGATATATGTGCTACTTGTTTTTTAATAATTTGGCCGCCGAATAAGTCGCCCATGTGACGGCAGTATAGATGAGCCTTAATTTGTGTTTTACGTTCTGGATCGTTGCCTAGTCTATGCAAGTATGCTTGATATTCTAATGTAGCAGGAGTGAGATAACAATAGGTACCATCGTCTAATTCTTGGAAGTCTGCATATATAGACTTTAGTCTTGGAAGATCCGGCATAGTGTCAAGAAAGCCCTGCCGCTTGCAGTACCATTCAATTGGATCGTATACTGCAAGTAGATTGTACAGATAGTTTCTGTAGTCTTGTTTTTCAATTTTGCCACTGAGCAACATCTTGGCAAATGTTGTGGTTTCTGCCTCATGATGGAGGTCTTTGGTAATTTCTCGTAGACTCATTCCGGGTCCACTTGTACACGTAAAGGTGAACCATTCTGTCTAGCCACGGCAGTGGCTTCCATGCCTTTTTGTTCGGCTATTTCAAAACTGTAAACACCGGCCACGCCGCTGCCAGTTTCATGTATTTCCAGGGTGACTTCTTTAGCGGATGATACTGTGTGCTTGAAAATTCCTGTGAGCAGTTCTATAACCAATTCCATCGGAGTGGAATCATCATTGAGAAAAATCACCTTCCATAAACCAGGTGGCTTAAGTGCTACAACTACTGATTCTTCTACTGCGGTATCTGTTGACATATAATTCCTATGATGTAATATTTAATAAGGGAGGTTACCCTCCCTTATATTTTACTATTTAATGTCAACGATGTCAATGACCTTGGGCTTGGCGCTTTCAGGAACATTGCGTATTAATTTAACAATTAGCATTCCGTTACGGATTTCTGCACCTACTACCTCGATGTGTTCTGCCAGGGGAAATTCTTTGACGAAATCGCGAGTAGCAAGACCTCTGTGTAGGTAAACGATTTCCGGTTGTTCGTGGCGAATAGATTCTGCTCCTTCACCTGCAACTGTAAGAACATTGGATTCCACAGTAACAGAAATTTCCGATTTCTCAAATCCTGTCACAGCAATTTGAATCTCATACAGATTGTCACCAGTCTTGAGAATATTGTGTGGTGGATAGTTGTTGGGTACGCTGTTAGCATACCGGCGTTCCATTTGGTCAAACATAGTGTCGAACCCAATGAGTGCTCTGCTTAGAGCATCTAATTTTGTTAATTGATTGTTCATAATAGTCTCCTTTTAAAGTAAGAACAATTGAGGCCTCGAAAGTACCTCAGTTATGATTAGTCTGCCTTTTTCTCTGTGAAGCTGGCATCAACTACATCATCTGCTTCAGGCTGAGTAGGCTGTGCTTGTGCTGCCTGTTCCTTGGCCTGCTTTTTCTCCAACAATGTTTTCATTGCTGGGAAAACCTTGTTGAGCTCTTCGGTGATCTTTTCAGCGTCATCGCCTTTGGCTGCTGTTTCGACTGCGGTGATCACAGTTTCGATTTCTGTGACTTCTGCTTCTGTGAGCTCTGCACGGAATTCTTCAAGATCTTTTTTGACTTCGTGTACCTGCGCTTCTGCTGAGTTTCTTGTATCGATCAATGTACGAGCTTTCTTATCTGCTTCTGCATTCAACTCTGCGTCTTTGATCATAGCTTGAATTTCAGCTTCTGATAGTCCACTGTTGGACTTGATAGTGATCTTGTTTTCTTTGCCTGTGGCCTTGTCTTTGGCTGAGATGTGCATGATACCGTTGGCATCAATGTCAAAAGTAACCTCAACCTGTGGTTGTCCTCTACGTGCAGGAGCAATGCCGTCTAGTTTGAATTCGCCTAACAGTTTGTTATATTGTACAAGCTCACGTTCACCTTGGAATACTTTGATATCCACAGCTGGTTGATTGTCTTCTGCTGTGGAGAACGTCTGCTGTCCTTTAGTTGGAATCGTTGTGTTCTTTTGGATGATCTTTGACATCACACCGCCCATAGTCTCGATACCTAAACTCAAAGGTGTTACATCTAATAATAGAACGTCTTTGCGATCACCACCCAATACAGCACCTTGGATAGCAGCACCGACTGCTACTGCTTCATCTGGATTGACATCTCTACGTGGTGCTTTGCCAAACAGTTTCTCAACTTCTTCTTGCACCTTAGGCATGCGTGTTTGACCGCCAACTAAGATAACTTCGTCGATGTCTGAGGCACTCACGCCTGCGTCTTTGAGAGCTGTACGGCATGGCTCTAAACTTCTATTGACCAGTTCTGCTACCAACGACTCTAACTTAGCACGACTGATCTTGATGTTCATATGACGCGGACCAGAAGCGTCCGCAGTGATATAAGGTAGATTAACATCTGTACTGGTGTTACTAGATAATTCTATCTTTGCTTTTTCTGCTGCATCTTTTAGTCGTTGCAGGGCCAACATATCTTTGGTAAGATCAACACCCTGTTCTTTCTTGAATTCATCGCAGAGATGATCCATGATACGTTGATCGAAATCTTCTCCACCTAGAAATGTATCACCATTGGTAGATAACACTTCGATCTGTTTCTCTCCATCCACATTAGCAATTTCAATAATGCTTACGTCAAACGTACCACCGCCTAGGTCATATACAGCAATCTTTCGATCCTTCTTGTCTTCTTTGTCTACACCATAGGCCAGTGCAGCCGCTGTCGGCTCATTGATAATACGTAGAACTTCCAGGCCGGCAATCTTACCTGCGTCTTTGGTTGCTTGACGTTGACTGTCATTGAAGTATGCAGGCACAGTGATAACTGCTTGAGTCACTTCATGTCCCAGATAGTCCTCTGCGGTCTTCTTCATTTTACGTAGAACTTCTGCTGAAATCTGTGGAGGTGCTAGTTCTTTGCCTTGAGCTCGAACCCAAGCATCACCGTTAGAATTTTCGTAGATCTCATAGGGCATGAGATCAAGGTCTTTCTGCACAGCCTGTTCTTTAAACTTGCGACCAATCAATCGCTTGCTGGCATAAATTGTGTTTTTAGGATTTGTTACTGCCTGTCGTTTGGCCGAAGCGCCGACAATAATTTCTTCTGGGGTATAAGCCACAATTGAGGGTGTGGTTCTTGCACCTTCTGAATTCTCAATAACTTTGGATTTTCCGTTCTCGATAACAGCCACGCATGAGTTGGTGGTGCCGAGGTCAATACCGATGATCTTAGACATGTCTATCTCCTTTAAAGTAAGATCTATTTGAGCACTATGCTCTATAAACTGCCCTTGACGGTGCAATTCACAATTTTATTTATATCAGATATTCTCTAGATTTTGAATATTTGACCATTTCTTAAGTTTTTCAATTTTAGCAGCTTGAGCACGTTCGATGTTGGTGTAGCTGACAATGTCCATGCTGTGCAAGATGTCAATCATAGCCATCATATCGCCTAATTCTTCTTCAAGATGTTCACGGTTAGTTTTAGGCTTACCGGGTTTGAAATTATTCAATCCAAATCTACTGATTTTACTCACTGCTTGTATTACTTCTGCACATTCTTCTTGCAGAATATCCATTACTTCTTTAGTTTGACTATCCATATATTACCTTTGATTTGCAAATGGTGCGATATACTCGCCGTTGCTCATTGTACTGATACGCAGAGCTTTGTAAACATTTTGTACACCTACTGCTTGGTTCCAAGCATCTTCGAGTGCATGATGTTTTAATACCGGAGGGCGGTTGGGATTGATTCCGATATCGAAGATAGTACGAGTGTCGCGAACTTGCCAAAATTGCCAAGGAATAGCTTTACCAATTTTACGGAAATACCATTCTAAGATGGTCACGTCAAAACCTGCACCGTGACTCCATACACGTTTAGCACCCCAGCAGAACTTATAAAGTTGTGTGATTGCTTCTTCAATGGAGATTCTGTTTGCGGGATCAAATGCTTCGTTCTGAGCATCCTGGCTTTGGTTAGCCCACCAATCTAACGTTGCCTGGCTAACCGTAGCACCAATCCTATCACAACTGTCAACATCAACACGGACATAAAATTTCTCACATTTCTTTTCGTTTACGTCATCGCCAAATGGGTCAAATTTAACAGCGCCGATGGTTAAAATTGTTGCTGTAGGGAGAACATCTAAGGTCTCCAAGTCGATCATAATATCTGTTAGCACATGATTCTTTCTTAAAATTGTTTTTTAGGTAATTCGTTTTCACGAAGTTTCTTTCGCCAACGTGCCTTAGCCGCACCTTTTTTACGTTTACGTTCAGTGGTTGGTTTTTCGTAGAATTCTTTTTGTCTTAGTGTATCAAGAACACCTGACTCTTCTACTTTTTTCTTTAATCTGCGCAAGGCTTGGTTGATGTTTTCGTTTTCTTTAACTATAACACCAGTACCTATAAGTTTGTTGGGTTTAAACATGATATTTTGCAATAGTCTCCAATAGGTTTAAAATTTCATCGCTGTTAAGTATAACACGATCGTTAGCCACATGTAAATCTCGCAGTGTGCCAAAATAATAAGATCTTGGATCTGCTGCTAGATAACCGGTGATCATGTCACTTTCTAAATCAGAGTCTGCATTGAATATAATAAGATCGCTCTGAGATTTCATTTTCAATAGCCAGGATATAGGATTGCCGATATGCCATACATAATTAATGATGTTATGAGACAGATTATTTTTTAACATTGCCTGAGACACTATGGCAGTTTGTTCGTTGGTGAGATTTACATGGGTAATTCTCAAACCTTGTAATACTGTGTCGTCAGGCGGGGTTATAACTAAAATCTTAGCTGTCACTTCTTCACGCCTTGAATGCGTTGCCATAGAGTCTTTTCATTTTGTTCAGCGTTCTGTTGATATATTTCTTTGACCTTTTTGACTTGATTGCCTTGAGTATCCTTTTCCATCCAAGATAGATCTGCATCTGCACTCTGTTCTTTGGCCCACTCTTTGGCTTTTTCTGATTCCTCGGTATCAGGATTTTCATCAGCCCACTTCTTAGCTTCTACGGCTGCATCGTCTACGAAGTCTGCCTGTGGTTTGATATAATCCTGCCAAGGCAAATGATCGATGATGCCTTTATCTAATAGACGCCGTTGAAATTTCAGACTAGACTCTGGGTTTTCATGTTTCCATGCTGCCATGGCTTGTTTTTCTGTTTCAGGTGCAGAGTTAATTATGTCCTTGTCTTCAATTTCACGTTCTTGTTCTACAGCCTTTTCGGCTTCTTCGATCATTTTGTTCCACTGTTCGAGTGGTATATCCTCTACCACTTCTGCTGGCTTTTCCTCCGGCGCTGTTATATCACCTCCTAGTGCAGTCGACGGTGTTTCGCTTGGAACTTCTTCTGTGTGTGTTTGTAATTCGTGTGCTGAAGGAAATGGCCACAATGCTGTGGCTGCAGGTCCTAGTTGTTTGGGTTCAGTCTCAACTTCAGGATCTGCCTCTGGTTCCTCAGGAGCTGTTTCTATTTCGACAATCTTTAGATTTTCTTCTTCTTCCTGTTTTCGGAACCATTGGAAAGAATATTGACTGGCTAATAATAGAATAACAGCCAAAGGATCAAATACCACAACGATGATAATGATCACCCAAGTCACTGCTTTTTCTAATACATTAGCGTCCGGGTTATCACCGTAGATAAAATTGGCAATATATTTTATAGGCCCAACTTCTGCCTCCACTTTTCTGACTTCAGCTGCAATTGGCGCACGTTCTTCGCTAAGGGCGGCAACAGTTTTCTGTTCGGCTGAGATTTCAGATTGAAGGCGGACTCTTTCTTTTTGCTGTGCTCTTCGGAGTCCAACAGCCTTGTCGGCACCTTTTTCATCACTGCTTCGGCCCATAACTTGGTCCACAGCCTCATCCATCTGTTTAAGCGCCTTGCGGTTAGCATCGATATTGTCCTTTGCTGTCTTAATCTTTTCGTCGTAGATTGCGATCCTGCTCTGCACATCACCCGACACAAGACTTTGATCACTGTGTGCTTTGCTTAGAAAGCCAAAGATACCCATACTGGTGATCAGCATTAATATGGCAATAGCTGCAAGCAGGTATGCTCGAATAAAAAACGGTGCTCGAGTCCAATTTTGTTTGAGCCATACAGTGCCGGCCAGCTTGCTGATTTCCAAGGCCACACCCATTACAATAATTGGGATAACTGCCGCAGAGAATATGGCCACTAGTCCAGCCACACTATAATAGATGGCTACCGCAGAAACTGTTAATCCGCTGAGTAGAGCTGACCAGGCAATGAATTTGTCGCTTGTATGTATTCTCATGAACTAGTATTTAGTTGTACCAATGCCATCTATTATCTACTTCGTTAAAACAGGCTGTGGTTTGCATGTTCTTTTCTGTGTCGTGAGCTATCAAATGAATGTGCAGACGTTTACACATGACACCATTTTTTGGATATTGCCAAGCGACCCGCACAGTGCCGCTGGCATTGTTCTTATACCAACGAGCAAACTGTCCAGGTTGAACTTCCTCTAATGCCAGTATCAGCGAACTGTAGTAGGCTGTTTTTTGTTCGGAGTCTAGTCCTTTGAACCATCCAAACGACACATCGATAATTTGATGCAGTAATGATCCGCTAGTGCTTTCATAGAATTTGGGATTTTCTATGTTTACGGTCTGAGCATTACTGGACATATTCATAACCGACAACAGCACCGTTGTGGTCAAGAATTTGACAGCTTTTAATTTGTACGTTAACAAGTTTATCTCCAGAGCGAACAGTTCTATTTGCGATACCGCAGTGGTCAGCCATACCCATCCTCACAGCAGTCAGCCGTTTGAATTGATCATCAGTGCATTCTACCACAGTCCTACTTGATACTGTTTCTCCATCCTTAGACTGGATGGTTTGATTAGTATAGCAATACTGTGGTTTCTCAGCTGCAACTTTGGTGGATCCGCAACCTGACAGCAGTAATAAAGTGGCTGCAAATGCTACTAAGAGCATAAACAATCGCCATTGATCTCGATTCATTGACGTGCGGCTTTCTGCTCTTTGCTTTCAGCAATCAATTGATCAAATACGGCTTTTGGCATTTTAAGACGAACAAATGTAATGTGACGACCATTCATGGTAAAATGTCCAGTTTCGCGTTGAAGATGTTCACGGATAGTAGTTTCTCTTACCATGTAGGAAATCTTAGTATACGTGGACTTTTTGTCATCTTTGAACTCAATTCGAGTTTCACTGTTGACTTCAGAATTGATGCGTTTTGCAAAATTGTTCATTGCAATGGCATACATCTGTTCTTCTGCGGCCTGTGCATGAATTGATTCACCTGCACCGCAAGCATAGGCATATTCTTTACTGTTCCAAAACCAACCTTCAGTACCGGCCTGTGCGCAGCTCTGATACCAATCTGGTTGAGCGTAGGTTTTACGTTCTGGAATGTCCTTCATTGAAGAACATGCTGTTACAAGAGCAACCATAGGAATAACTAGAAGTGCTTTTTTCATTACTGACCTTTCTGTGTGTGTTTTCAGTATTAATAGTATAGCACCACAGTTGATCAATGTCAACCGGGCGCCTTACCAAATTACTTGAAGAAGATTAGAGCCATTAATACTGCTTGAATAATAAATCCAAGTCCAATAGTGACAATGTTTAACATGTCCTTTTGAATAGTAGCTTTGATAAAAAGCAGAGTTAGACCTGTCCAAACCAATAGTACTAAGTCTACTCCAGGTAGTCTATCAGTTAGTCCTGCCATCACTGCCAACATACTAGGCACCGTGGCAGAATGTAGTACAATAGCTGCGAGCCATCCAAACGTCTCTGCTGAGATTACAGAAATTTTGGTTTGTACAAATTCTTTGACCTGTGTAATGTCTATCATATATTGATTCCTTTCTGTTTGTAAAAAATGTGTTGTCCAATTTGACCGACTTTATCTAACTGCCATCTTGGATTAACATAGGTGGCATGATAATACAAAGCATCTTTGAGAATAGACAATCTAAATCCTTCCAACAGAACTTTTTTTGCGACTTCATAGCTTTCATTATAAGCCTCCTTGTTAATTGGTCGATTTCTATGTACTTGGTCACAGGCCCATGAGAATTGGCAAATAACCTTGTTCATAAACACATTTTTTTGGTACACTACTCCGCAGACATCGTTGCCGAATTTACCGGCAGCTACCCGATTCATAGTCACCTGCGCCACTGCCACCTTACCTTCAAAGGGCTCATAGCCTGCTTCGCGATAGATATTGATGGCTAAACAGTCAAGTTGTTTTTCTCGGGTGTGAATAGACACTACATCTTTGTTATATAACCCGTTTTTCAATTTGAGATCTTCAAACTTCATCGAGGTTAACTGTGTAATCAAAAAGATTACTGCAAACAATCCTATTACATAGGAAACTACTTTTGTTGATTTTTCCATAAGTCCTCCTTTGACTTGGTGTGATTCAAAATCAAATCACATTACATAAAGGGAGTTAACTTCACGAGGCCCTGAAAGAACCCTACTTTCGTGTAGTTGTCTCCATTGGACGCACAATCTCATAACTTGTGTGCCTTTGGCGACCCTTGGCTTCCCGAAAATACGGGTTTCTCATTGGCCAAGACCCGCGGAACTGTTTCTGCTTTTGACATACTTTGGTTCTACTATCTCAGTTTCTTTGCGAAACGTTTAATATATAGTCGATATTTTGGATTCATAGACGAAAACCGGCAATTATCGACGCATTTTGGATATATCTACCGCCTCTTCGTTGCTGAAAACAGGCACAGCATTGCTCTTGTGCATAGTAGCAATTCCCTTGACCATGGTACCTGTATATTGTTTAGACGGTTTGAGAGCAGCATTACCCAGTCCTGTGTCCACGCTCTTGATATGTGCAGTGGTATCACGGCCTTCTGGAATCTTGAGACTGTAGGAACTGCTCAAACTCGGAGCACTCATAGCACGGCCGCGTTTCTTTTCCTCTTGCTCTATACCCTGCCGTCTCAGCAGGTCTTTCCATGATTCGTCCAATTCACGTGCCTTTCTAGCATGTTCTGCTGAAGCAAATTTCGTTTTGCCTTCTCGCTTACCTGTGGTTGACAGCCACGGACCTTCTAGATGCATACTCAAAATAGAACTCCTAAAAATTTACTGTACACATAGTATAACGTCTTTGTCAATGTTTGTCAAGGCTAAAATAGGGATCCGATTTCAACCAATCGTAGTAGATTTGGAATCCTTCGTCAACATCCACTTTTGGATTAAATCCAAAATCTCTGCGAGCAGCATCTATATTCAATGCGCCTCTGCTGGGGAAATCTGCGTCTTTGTCGCGAATTTCTATACTGCCTTTACCTGCCAATTTCACTGCCAGTTCGGCTGCACTGAGTAGAGTTTTGCTATGACTTTTTGTGATGTTGTAGGTGCCGTTGGCTGCTTGATCCGAAAGTGTAGCAGCCACGAATCCATCGGCTGCATCATCAACGTAGGTAAAATCTAAGGTTTCGTTTCGTCCGTTGACTTTGAGTGTTTCTCCCCGCATTGCTGTGAGTAAGAATTTTGAAATCACACGATCTTCTACATCCAATGGACCATAGACAGCACTGGGTCTTAGAATGGTATGTTCAATACCGTATTTGCGAGTATAATCCTTGACTAACCACTCTCCTGCAAGTTTAAGAATACCATATTGACCCTGAGGGCGGCACCCTGCATTTTCTGTAACATCGTCTTTGAAATCACCATAAACCATACTGGAACTGGCATAGGTGAATCTACGAACACCGTGTTCTACCGCTTTCTCTAACAGCATTAACAGGCCTGTGCTCATTACAGTACTGCCCCAACATGGATCGGCGTTAACTACTTTCTGTCGGGGAAATGCAGCAAGGTGTATGATAGCTTCGATGTTATGTTTGGGCAGTAACCAATCAAACATACTGCCTTGGAGAATATCATTTTCGTGAATATGCGGTGTTGAAATTAACTTTCGTCTTTGGATCATTAAATGATCAATTTCTTCTCTAGGAATAATACCATAGTTGGTCATGTTATCGTAGACCACAACAGTGTGCCCTTGTTGTTCTAATTTTCTAACAACATTATGCCCTATCAGACCTAGCCCGCCTGTAACTAAAATATTCATTTGGTTTGCTCCGCTATGATCTTATATCCTCGACCGGTGGGATGAACTCCGTCAGCACTCATGTGATTTTTAGGACGAGCAATGATTATATCCCCATACTCTCGGGCAATACGAACGATCGCATCGTGCGGTATGGGTTTACGATCTTGTCCAGGATCGATCCAAAACACTTTATCTGCTTTTACTGCTGTTCTTAATCTGCGAAGCTCGTCTTCAGTCTTGATACCTCGATGATCGTTGGCTCCAAGGCTAATGATGACAGTTTTGGCTGTGACATTGTTGCCGGCATTTTGTTTGTTCCATTGTGAACTGTTAATGCCGCCTTTACTTAAACTCACACACTCTGGTCGAGCCATGGATGTTCCTACAGCAATACTATCACCTACAATCAAACATTCTAACATATTATCCTCTCTAATTATGTACTTAACTTTTACTTTAACATGTTCACAGTAAACAGGTCAAGAGAAAGCCCACTAAGTGGGCTTTCTGTTCAGTTCTTATTAACGATTAGCAATGTACATTGAAATTTCGAACCCGTATCTTAGATCAGTCGCTGCTGGTGTAGTCCACATAATAGTACTCCTTTATAAAAATGCATACTATGCAAGTATGTATCATCATTATACTATAGAAACACCACAAATCTCATAGTTAAAATCATTAAAAGAGGCTAGTGATATTAACTATTCAACACTTTGGCAACTGAATTCATCACCGAGGCTATACGACCTATGTCACGAAGCTGTTCTACTGTGTAGCCTTCCGTCTTGAGCGTTTCGTAATGTGCTTTCACACAGAAATGACATTTGCCAACGATGCTGGCTGCCAAACTAAATGCTTCAAAGTTTGCCTTGGTAGTTCCACCGTGGCTGGCAATAGCATTCATGCGTAGGCCTGCTGGTAATCCTTTCAGTGCAGGATCATCAGCCATCTCAACATATGGATACCATACGTTGTTCTGTGCCATAATACTTGCGGCCGTCATAGCACTGTCTGCGTGAACAGGGACATCTGCCAACAAGACAGCAAGTACTTTACCGTTACCAGTTGCGGCCAATGCGGCTACAGCACAGCCCATAGCTACGTCAGCATCTAATGCACTACGCACTAGGACAGCATCAAGATTTAACTTGGTATCTTTTGCGTAGTCTGGCAACGCTGATTTAACTGCGTCAATGAATGCCATTATAGTGTCTCTCCACCCACTGTACGGTTACATGCACATAGTTCACCAGTTTGTAGAGCATCTAATACACGCAGAGTTTCTTCTGGGCTACGACCAACGTTCAAGTTGTTGACAGTAACATGTTGGATAACGTTGTCTGGATCAACGATGAATGTTGCACGAAGTGCGGCACCTGCTGGAGCATAGAATACTCCTAGTTGTTCAATCAAGCTCAACTCACCGCGCTGTGTGTCAGCGAATTGGTTGTGTGTGATTTTCTTCAAATCAGCATGTGCTGTTTGCCAGCTGACTTTACAGAACTCATTGTCTGTGCTTCCTGTGAGCAATACTGCATCACGATCAGCGAAGTCACCTGCTAGTTTATCGTAGGCAACAATTTCTGTAGGACATACAAATGTAAAGTCCTTTGGATAGTAAACGATTACTTTCCATTTTCCTTCAAATGACTTTTCAGTAATGTCAAAGAAAGCATCTTCTGGTTGTCCTGGCTTAACGCCTGTAACTGTGAATGGGTTTAATTTATCACCAACTGTTTTCATATATTCTCCTTGTGTGTGTTGAAAACTAATACAGCATTGTGTTGTATGTGTTTATTATATAGCCTATTAAAACCTAAAATCAATAGGTTTTTACAATAATTATTTCTATTGCGGTAATAGAAAAAATAAAAGGACCCGAAGGTCCTTTGTTGAGAACAAAGTGATTAGAAACCGCGTGTGTAGCTTAAACGCCATGCATCTTTTTCTTCGTCACCGTAAGAACGTGAAAAACGCACGGCCACTGAGTCTTGTTTGGTCAATGCATAGGCCACTGTGGCATGCGCACGAGTTGTTTCGTAGCTTTTACCGCTTTCAAAAGCATTGCGATAACGGCCGCCGACATCGCCAGTGAAGCCTGCTGCCAATGGAAACTTAACACCAGCATCAACAGCATATGTGCTGAAGTGTGTGGCGCTGGTAATGCGTTCACCTAGTCGCCCACCAACGTAGAATGCGCCCAATGATTTTCTAGCACGAACTTCTATACCTGAACTGATTGAGCCGGAACCCAGAGCAGTTTGGCTGGTGTTGGTTTTGAGACTGTAGTCCCAACCTTCAGCGGCCTTGAAGCCAACTACCACTGCGTTGACAATGTTGTTGGCGCTGGTTGCGCGATTTTCTTCTTCACTATACTCATAGGTAGCGTAGCCATTGGCCAATGCTGAACCTGTGACCAATAATGAGGCCAGTGCAAGTGTCAGTTGTTTTGTAAATTTCATAGTTTCTCCTTTGTTAATTTACTGTGTTAATTTATAATATTATACTTATGGCTGTGAAAAGTCAACCTTTTATTTCTTGAATTAATCCCAAAAAGAAACCCGCCGAAGCGGGCTCTGCTATTTTGGATTACAAGGTATAACTACCTCGGACCGCTGTTTTTTAGGCAGCTAGAGCAAATCTGCTGTCATTAGCAGCACCGCGAACGGTGTTACCAGTGAAGCTCATTGCGCTGAAGTCAAATGTATCTGCGTTTGCATTTACGAGTTTTGCTTGATTTACGGTCATCGCCTACCGTGTTGCCGTCGCCACTATCTCGCTCAATCGATTACCAGAGCACCCCCACCTAAATATACTTCTAATACACTTAGGTGGAGGTGGCCGGATTCGAACCGGCGTCTTGAACGCCTTCGCTTTGAAGGGATTACAACAATTCCTTAGGCAGGCTGAATGTTACTAGCCTGTTGTCCTTTTTGACCCTGAGTTACTTCAAACCTTACACTCTGTCCTTCTTGTAGGCTTTTGAAGCCACTCGAACTAATCTGTGAAAAGTGAGCAAATAAGTCTGCGCCACCATCGTCCGGCGTAATAAAGCCAAAACCCTTGGCGTCGTTAAACCATTTTACTTTTCCTGTTACCATTTTACTTTTTTCCTTGTGTTAAAAATGTTTATCTGTGTGTGTTGTTATTTAAGCCAACCTATCTTTTCACCAGCTGCTTTGCGGCGATCGTGTTCTTCTGGGGTATTAGGAAATCTCCAAGCCCAAATTGCCACAATCAACATAAATCCTGCTGTGCTTAATATGCCCACAGGCTTTACTCCACTCACATACATCATTATAAGGCTTATTGACATCATTGTCAACATCAAATAGCGCATTTTCTGTGGAAATACTCTCTTTTCATTCCAATTTGTAAGAAACGGGCCGAAGATTGGATGATTGTAGATCCAACGGTGCATGCGTTCTGAACCTTTGGAGAAGCAATAAGCGGAGAATACAATAAACGGTGAGTATGGTATACCTGGAGTGATTAATCCTATGTAGGCCAAGCCTAGACTGATAAATCCTAATATGTTCCAAAATAATTTTTTCATGTTACACCTTTGTTAATAATTATTATTTTTAATTAATAATCTAAATTAAAACCAATTATAATCTCAATCTTTACAAATGAATTCTTGAAATCTATACACAGCATCGTTCCAGGTTGATATTTGATCAATGCTGAATCTTACACTAAGCCCGCATCTATGAGATGCCGATGTAGAAAAACCCACGGCATGAGGTGTGCTGGTATTAAACAATATCGGAGAACGTGTATATTTAGAATCAACCTCTACATGTTCAATTACTGTTGCAGGTCCTTGATAAAATATACCGCTTAGGTGATTCCACGGATATGTTGGATATGCGGGAGGCAACTGTTGTTCACATTCAGAGACGTCGTACCAAAAAATATCACTGTGTATATCTGAATTCAATTCCCAGTTAACAGCGAATGGCACAGTATTCCATTTGTCGTTATACCAAGTCAGATCTTTGTGTATGAATTTTTTAGCTTCTTGATCTGATCTAGACGAGTAGTTTAGACTAAAAATAACAGCTAATGTAGGAACCAACCCAATACTGTTAAATTGATCCAATAGTTCTGGTGTCAAAAAATTTACAGTATCTTCGAAGAAATTATATTCGTTGTCTATGCACAATGCCAATTCATGATTTAGCAACGGAGATTTTGATAAATTTAATCTGTGATAATTGTTTGTGGTTGACACGGAATTAAAACACATGTTTTGTGTTATGCTGCCACTACTCGGTTAGGTACTGAGGCCACTATGATATCAGAATGCAAATTAACTGTAAACTTGCCGCCTGCTGCGCCGTTGAGTGTGGCTAATCTGTTAATTGGTTTGCCTACTCTAACAGATTGTCCTCCATACGGTAAACCAGGTATTGCATAACTGATATGTATCCAAACAGTATCTCTCACTAGATATTCCAACAGTAGTTGGTCGTATGGAATATTCTTTTCAATCCAAACAGCTATGTCATAATAATTGTGAGCTGACACACCCCTAAACTGAAGGTCAGCTGCTTGCCCTGTACCGTGCTGGGCCTGGCCCTTCCCTTGACGATATGAATTGGTGATCAACATGCTGGGATATTTTGCTTTGATAGGCTCGAGAACATTTAATGCTAACGCCGCTAGGTTGTTTACAATATTTTGAACAGGTAATCCCTTTACATTATCGGCTAACTGAGGAATAGTTCGAGGATATGTAACATTTTTTATCGCTTGTCCAAGTGTAAATCCGTTAGGAGTTAATTTTGTTGCATAGGTAAGATCACCTGTAACTGCTGCAACATCACGTCCCGGAACTGGAGTAGATGGTGGTGTTCCCGGTCCCTTAGGTGTAGGAGTAGTTGTAAGTTCTTTATGTTTTGCGGCAGTAATTCTACCTTCCGCTAAAAATCTATCTGCTTCTACCTTGCCCGCAGTGTTGTCATCGTCTCCTTCTACATTCTGTACAGCCTGCGTAACTGTGACTCGAGGTACTGAGGTAGCTGAGAACGTTCCTGGAACCGTAGCAGCATTGTAGAGTGCAATTTCCACACCGTTGGCAAAAACATTAAACGGATTATATAGAGGTTCCTGCCGATTTAAACTACCTGGAGAGTGTTGATGAGGTAGATTTGGATAAGGTCCTATTCCGCCACTTGGCCCAATATTAGTTGATTGTGGGGTTGGCATAATTAGAACTTAGCTATGTTATTTAATTTAGTATGATAATCTGTCAACGCTATAAGCCCTATTGCTCCGGTATCATCAACAGAAATTTTATACATGCTGGCTGCTAACAACCAGTTATAAGCCGGTATGGTTTTAATACCACCATTTGTTGCTAATGATTCGATAGATGTTAATTTTGTCGAAATCGTTTCCAGCGATGCTGCTATCCGTGACAAATACGGGGTATAGTCGATAGCAATACCAGTGTTAGCTTCATATAGATATGAGCTTGCCTGGGTACTGTCATTTTGATCTAATAGATCGTTTAATTTTGAAATAGGCATAGTATACTATTTAAGCCAGTGCGATCCCAGTGGTCTGCTGTAGGAACTGGTCAGCAAATGATTTATCTGTGGCCTCCACCACAGCCACTACACCTTTGGCTATTCTAACTTCTTTACTGGGATTCACAGTAAACAGATAGGGCATTAGTGCCGGTCCGTTTGGACTCATGGCAATCACCATAGGATGGGATAGTCTGTAGTGCATGATCTGATCTTCTACTAATTTTGCTACTAATTCTTCTCCGCTGGTAAGTTTCAGTGTGACAACTTCTCCAGCTGCTATTCCTTTGTCTATCAACATCATATTTTCCCTTCGCCGAATCCACCGGCCGTTTGTTCTAAATAAGTTCTAAGTTCTGTAAACCCGCCGATCAATTGATTGTTAATAAAAATCTGGGGAACAGTTCTTGCGTTTGGCACAGCTTCTAAAAGTTCTTCTCTACTGTAACCATCTCCGATCTTGCGTTCTTCATATCTAATCCCTCTTTGTGTTAGCAGGGCCTTGGCCTGATCACAATAGGGACAATTATACTTACTCCATACAATAGCTGTCATTATGTTTCCTTGATTAACCTGTATACACAATACCGCCGTTCTTGTCTGTGACTCTGACCAGCAGCATGCCTTTGTTTTTATAACTCAGTGCTGCTGCTATGGCCGCCTGCTCATTGCCATAGTGTCCTATTGTAGTCCAAGATTCGTAAGGATTGTTTCTTTTGAATTGTGCTTTATACATGGTTTATTATATAGCTGGAAGAGCATCATAATCAAGATTTTCTCCCATTACTCCTATTACGTAGTTGGTGCTTTCACTTTCTTGTAAAGCCGTTTGTTTTTTGCTGGTGTCAACGTGTTTGTTAAACCAAGGAATTGGAGTGCTCTTAGGAGCACTTGACTGATACTTAATACCAATTTCTTTTAGTGATCCGACTGCTGTAAAGTCAACAAAGTCTTTTAAAATGTTAGCGTTCAATCCGATAACTGGACCTTTGTTAAACAAATAGTCTGCCCATTGTTTTTCTTCACGGATGACATCTAGATATAATGCATATACTTCAGACTCGCATTCTACTTTAGCTTCTGCAAAACGGCTATCTTCCTTAACCACTTGATTAATCAAATATGCTGTCCACCCCTTATGTAACAACTCATCTTGTAAAATTAATTGAATAATGTTTCCATTACCTATAAAGATCTTGTTCTCTACCATGGCCAGGCTTGTGGCAAATGATACCATGAAGCGGAATGCCTCCAGTGCATATGACGCATTCAGTGCCAACCAAATTGCTTTGACATGTTCTTGTTCGCGAACCATTCCCGTCATTTCACTGCTTAATTCTTTATGACAATTTATTCTGTGTAACTCGTCGTAGTACTTTCCTACACTTGACGCCATGTCTACGATTTCTTTAGTGTCGTGAATGGTATTAAATACTTCCTTGGGCACATTGTAGATGTTACGGATAATATGACTGTAACTTTTTGAATGAATGTTTGTTTCAAAGAATGTCCAGTTATAAACTAATGCTTCTAATTCTGGTAATGATACCACAGGCATAAAGATTTGGCTAGGGCCTCGACCTTGTAAACTGTCTAGTGCTGTCTGTCGAAGTAGGTTGCTGGTAAAGATGTGTTTGACCGCATCACTGGCTTCTTTGAAGTCATTTGAATCTTTGGTTAGACTGATCTCTTCTGGTTGCCAAAAGAAACCACGTGCAGTAGCTTCAAAGTCTGCGATCTTTTTATATTTTACTTCTTCAAAACGTTGGATGGTTACCGGACCTGCTGGGTCTAGAAACATCTTGCGATTGAGATAGTCTGTCTTTGTGTTTAGGTTGTATTGTTGTTTACTCATTTGTTGTGTCGTATGTTTGTTGAAAGATATCTTTCTTTACTGCGCCATAGTCGCCCTCGCCATGACGTACAATGTAATCGTTGCCTTTGGTATAGTTTAGATCACCCCATGATGTGCGTAGCACACCATCATGATCTGCAAGTTTTGCGATCTTGGGAATCTTCTTAGGTGTAGCGATACCATTTCCTTGATCGTCTTTGAGGTTGTTAAACTTCTCTGGAGTAATAGGATATTTCTCACCTTTTGGACCTGTCATGATATAATGTCCTGCTTCATATCGAACTGGCCCTTCCAGTGTGTCGACTGTTCCGGGTTCTTGGGCGATTTCATACTTTTCTGCAGCTGGTTTCTTGAAAGTTTTAAAAGAACCGTCCTTGAACCAGTTGTCATCTACCGTAGTAGATTCTGAAATTAAATCGATATACTCTCTCAGTGTCTTCATAGTTTACATGCCTCGCAATCTTCTTCCTCTTCTATCACTTCACGTTCGTTGTGGAATCCGTTGTAGTGAACTTCCGGTGTTCGCTGTTCTTGCCTACTGCCAGCCTTGTTGATCAAACTGTAGTAGAATGTTTTTAATCCCCATACATGTGCCTGCATCAAGTTCTTGGCAATCAATGTGGTGGGCACTTTTCGGTCTGCGAAGTGTGCTGGATTATAGAATGTGTTGGTGCTGATACTTTGATCAACATAAGCTGCCAATACCGCTGCTGTTTTAATATAGCCGTCACAGTCTTTCTGTTCCCACATCAACTGGTACTTGTGTTTCAATCTATTGTATTCCGGCACTACCTGTGTGAATGATCCTGCCTTGGATTCTTTAGTAGAAATCAAACTCATAGGCATTTCGATACCGTTCGTAGAGTTGATAACCACTGAACTAGACTCCACAGGTGCAATAGCCATTAGTGTGGCATTTCGCACACCGTGTAGTTTCATTTCTTGTCGGAGCGGTTCCCAGTCAAGTTCTGGGGCAAAGTCAGTGAGTTCGTTGACTCCTCTGGCTCTTCTTTCCCAAGGGAATTCTCCTTTACCGTATCTGGTGTGATCGGAATCTTTGCAGCGTCCTCTTTCTTTCGACAACTCGACTGTGGCTTCTGTAAGATAAAAGGCTTGATGCTCCATCCATGTTTTAACTTCTGCCAATGCATCCTTGTCGCCATATTTTATTCCCCTTCTTGCATGCCAATAAGCAAGGTTGGTCACTCCAATGCCTAAGGGTTGTATTTCATCGTTGCTGAGCTTGCTTTGAATACTCAAGAAATCTTGATAATCCAAAATGTTGCACAAACTACGCTGTAGTATACGACATGCACGACGCATGTCTTCTGGGTTACGGAACGCACCCCAGTTGATGGACCCCAGTGTACATAACGCTATGCGTCCTGTCTCGTCGTCTAGTCTTTTGAATGGACGAGTTGGTAGTAAGATCTCGCAGCACAGGTTACTTTGATATATGGTATGATACTCTGGATCAAATGGACCCTGCTCCATAACATTGTCAATAAACACCAAATAGATGCGACCTGTATCTGTACGCTCCTTGAGAATGCCTGACCTGAATACTTCTTCGGCACTCATTGTTTTCTTACGCAAGTCTTTGCGCTTTTCGTACTTTACATATAATTCTTCAAATCTCTGTGTGTTTTTATAAAATGATTCGTATAAGTCCGGAACTTCATTAGGATCAAAGAATGTTATGTTTTCTTTGTTCTTGAAACGTCTCCAGAAGAAAGCTGATAATATAACTCCATAGTCCATGTGGCGCACTCGTGTTTCTTCTGTGCCTTGATTGTTCTTTAGAACAATAAGATCATCAAACTGTAAATGCCATATAGGATAGAACACTGTAGCTGACGCATTGCGAATACCACCTTGACTACAGCTACGCAAATCACCAAACCATTTCTTCAAGAATGGAATCATGCCAGTGTGCATGATCTCCCCACCTCTGATGGGACTACCGAGGCTGCGAAGACGACCTACCTCTAAGCCAATGCCAGCACGTTTGCTGGCATACTTGGCCATCATTTCGCCACTAGCAAAAATGGAGTCAAGATCATCATCACTGCGAATGAGCACACAACTACTGAACTGCTTAGTGGGAGTGCCAAGCCCAGCAAGAACAGGAGTAGCGAGAGTAAATAGACCATCAGAAGCTGCATTGTAATATTCCTTAATTAGTTTCATTCTTGCTGTATTAGGTTCTTCTTTGTGAAACACAGTAGCGGCTGCTATCATGTATCGAATCTGTGGTGTTTCGTAGATTTCTTTGGTTGCACGATTCTTTACAAGATATTTTTCAATCAACTGCTCAATGGCTGCATACGAATATTCTTCATCCTTAGCGTGGTCCAGCATTTCATGCATACGGTTCCAATCATCTTCGCCGTACCATTCTAACAATTCGTTGGTATATAAACCAGTTGCTACATTGGTTTTAACAATCTCGTACAGATGCGGTGGTTCATAGCTGCCATATACATCTTTACGCAGCATACTTAATCGCTGTTTGCCTGCCACATATTGATAATTGGTGTTGCCAACATCTGGATTGCTTTCTACATCTATAAGATCAACAATAGCTCTAAGAGTGATACCGTCGATCTCTTCAGTGGTGATGCCATCATAGAAATGTGGTTGTGCTTTGATTTCTATCATGCTTTGGCTAACATCTGCTATGCCTTTGCAGACTTTCGCCACCTGTGCCTGCCATTTTTCTACAGCAAGAGATTCTCTGCTGCCGTTTCTTTTAATTACTGTGATGCTCATTTATTTTTCTCTTTTTTATTTTAGTTGGGTATTTATTACAGGGTAGACACAGAATAAATTGTCTTGGTATTGTATGAATCCATTCTTTGTTTTTCTACTACTGTGCCGTGATCTAGATTAAGTACATGAGCATTGTCTACTAGCAGTAGATATTGTGTGGAATTTTTTTCTGGGCTCATAGACATATGTATCTCGCAAACGGTGTGAGAAAACCGCTGTGTTAACTTGATAGTATACAGCATGCCCAACACAAGAGCAAGATCATCCAGCCGCAGATCCAGCATTAAGTGCCAAGGATCAGGCCATTCTGTAGGGAGTTGGGGATCAAGATAGCTGTTGACAAATGGAGCATGTGTCCATAATTTGGCTACATCTTGTAATGGAGTTTCGCTGGTTTCTAAACTCTGTCTAAACTGTCGCCAAGCTGCTAATCTCTGAGTCCCGTGCTCATCAAACACCGTAGGCAACATCGAATGATATTGAACCAATAGTGCCAGTGGCAAGAGGATTTTTATAAGTCAACATCACGGTATCTACGACTGATGCTGTAGAGTCATCAAGCACTGTGTTACTAGACTTAGTAACAGAAAATTCAAAATTAGCCATTGTATTTGCTCCCGGTGATGTTAGAGTATTTGGTGAATAGGTAAAATTGTCTGTGATAGAAACATCACTACCGTGACTTTCAGGACTGAGGTCGTCTCCGATCACTATCGTTACAGTACCGTATCTAGAGTGTTCTCCTAGTTTAAGACAGTAGTTTATAACAGTAAATTTATTCTGTGCAGAGAATGCTGCTAGCGGAGCAAAACTGTCTGATAGATAGATCAATGAATAATTTTTGTCTACGAAACTCACACCAGCACTGTTGTATACTTCAGTGAAGGATGCTGTGGCCGACAACGATGTCACGCCTGCATCTTGTTGTCTATCACTGGTACAGGCCACGACAACGTTTCCTATCTTGTCTCCGAAGTAGACCATAACATCATTAGGATTCGCACTGTTGTTAGTACCGTTGCCTACATTCTTAAACTTCGACCGTTGTATTAATGTACCTCGTCCTTGTGTAGAACGGAACGCTTGATTGGCTATTTCTTCGAACACACAATCATTGACCTGCCACCGATTGCCTTGTGTGCTTACACCGTCAATGAAAATTGCTGTATCGTTGACAAAAAATTCACAGTTTTGAAATTTTACTACTGTATCGAAATTATCACTTTGTAAACATTTCACGGACACTGCATTTTCTTGAAACACACATTCATCAAAGACTATATTATCTACTCTAGTACCTATAAGATCATTGCTCCAAAACACCGCGGCAGGTGCAGCAGACAATGTTACCGTGTCTCCCAATGCATATTCCCCAACGAATCTCACCTCGTGGAATTTGCTGTCAGCAAGTCCACTGATGGTAAACTGCCCTGTGGTTCTTGATATAGTCAATGTAGATATATTTGCATTGCGTGGACGATTAGTGCTGTTAAAGTCTAGTAGTTGCAGACCAGTACTGGTCACAAACACCATATTATTAACACCTATGTTCAATACCACACCAAGCTGTGTTTCTCCTTTGAGAATCACTCCACTTGGTATTTTTAAATCACTGGTAAACAAGTATTCGCCATTGGGTATCAATAATGTCTTTTTATAATTGTTGTTGGCATTTCTGAATAGTTCAGTAAACGCAGTTTCAAATGCAGCTACACAGTCTGTGCTGCCATCTCCTACCGCACCAAAATCTGCAACACTGACTGTTTCGTCTGCTTTGCTCTGTAGGCTGCGTGGAATACTGAGGCTGATTGCTGTGTCATTGCTGGCAAACTGATAGCTGCCAGCAAGATCTAGAATGTTATCATGTTCAGTAAGGATCTTGGTGTTGCCCACATAGGGAGCACCTTCTAATACACTGCCGTTGCCGATGAATAGTTCTTGTGAATCAACAGCCCACGCAAATTCAGCTGAACTTAACTGTGGAACGCCACTATTTGAATTCTTTTGTCCTCTGCGGACCTGTATTTTCGAGATTTGAACAACGGCCACTTTAGTATCCTCTATGCGTTATAGAGTATTTATCTGCCTAGGCTATAGTATTCCTCTACCTTGTCCAACCACATATCCTGATACTTGTTAAAATCGTCGGCTTTGACTTCAAACTGTTGATATTCAAATGCACGACTGCACATGAATACTATGCCTCTGCGTATGTCTGTGCCGTACACTTCATTATGTGCTAATATATAGGCCACTAGCTGTATGTAGTAATCCTCAACCCACTCTGCTTTTTTAGGTTTGTTGGTCTGTTTATAGTCCATGACCACAGGCTCGCCTTCGTAGACTCCTACTAGGTCAGTGGTACCCGAATACAGTCCCGGAAAATACAGGCTCTGTTCCATAGCCCAAACTTCGTTGACTTTGCTGAGACCTTTTTCAATGATCACATCAGCCATCTTGTTGGCCTGTATGTGTACAGGATTGTTTCCGGGCTGGCGCTGGATGCCTGCTATAAATCTTTCAAGATTGCCGTGCATGGCTGTGCCTACTCCAGCAGCTTCCGTGGTAATCTGCTGTGCCTTGGCATGTCCAATCCTATCTCGCCATTCATTGAGATGTGTCATGTCTTTGGTGGCACCAAGTATTGTGGTCACACTAGGAAGACTTTCTCCGTCTGGAGTTAGGTACACACGCTTACGAGTCACCGGATCGTTGATCTGTTGACAGTTTTTATATTGAACACGCTCAATAAACGGCGGAGGAGTAAAAGTTGTAGTCATTCTGTATATATTACAGGAATGATATCAGTTTGTCAAGCCTGAGCTGCTAATTGTTGAGGAGCAGCTGATGCTGCTGCTTTGTCTACTGCGTCTTGGCTGGTTTGGCCCTGCTTCACAGGAGTTTGAGTATCTTTGTCTGTGCCTGGTACATTTAGTGTTATGCCGTCAGCATTGAAATCTTTAACGAGATTCTGTATGATAGGACTAGAGTCATAGATTGATTTGAAGGTTTCATAATCAGCAGCCATTTCAAATCCACTGTCGTCGGCGATTTTTTGCAGTGTGCGCCAATTTAGTTTAGATGGTTGATTTTTAGACGCAGCTCTGCCTATGAAGTTCTTGAGAATAATCACGAACTTGTCTAGTCCCATATCAGTGTCTGCAAATTCAAAAAATCTCATCCTAGTTGCGCCAGTTGTTTTTGTAAGTCTGCAAGTTCTTGTTGCTTTTGTTTAATTGTATCTTGAACCTGCTTTTTTTGATCCTGTCGTTCTTTGGCAGCTGCCGCTGCTTGAGCTGGATCCATTCCGCCGCCTGCCAACCCACTGGCCTGTGCTGCTTGCCCCACAGTCTTGGCTCCTTGTGATGCCAAGTTGCCCACGGCCTTTGCACCTTGTCCTAAAGTGCTCACTCCCTTAGATACTGCACTGCCAACACCTTTGGCAAGTGCACCGGCACCTCGGACAGCTCCACCAACAGCTGCCCCTATAGCTGGCAGGATTTCATCCAGCTGCTGGTCGTGTTCTCTAAGGTCTTGAAGTCGCATCAGCCTGCCAACACTTTCAGTAGACTGTTGCTGCGGCTAATGCTTTCACGTTGTTCACGGCCTGCATCGCCTATTCCGCCTGCTGCGGGTTCAGCAGCAGCAAATTCATCTTCGCCGCCCATCTCTGCACCCATGTTCATAGCATCTGGTTCTGCAGCCATTTCATCACCGCCCATGTCTGTGGGCTCAGCACCTAACATATCTGCGGGCTGTTCACCACTGGCCAAACTGCGTACACCGGTAGACAATGTATCACGTGTGCCTTTAAGTGTTTCTAGAGCCTGTTGAATTGCAGGTGCCACTGCTTGGATAAATGCCTTGCTTTGTTCCTGACCCATTTCGTCACGGATACTGTCACCTAGTTGTAATAATGTGTCATTTTCCATGCCGCTGAGTTCTTCGATCCAACGGCCCACTCTGTCAACCATGGTCTTTGCTGTGACGATCGCACTTGCTTGTTGGATCTCACCTTCTTGTAATCTTCTCATATCTTCTCCTGTTGTATCGGTACTTTCATTCTTTTCTTTGTTATGTTGCTTCCATGCTGTAGCATAAGCAATGCCTTTTTCTTTCTTAGTCAGTTTACCATCATCTGCATATCCTTTCTTGATATGTTTAACCATACGTTCAGACTTGGCTCCTGGAGGAGCTGATTCAGTTTCGATTGATCCTTCCATGTTGGCCTCAATCCATTGCATGACGTCATAAAGATCGTTCACTAGTTGATTAGGGCGAACTGGGTCCGCTTCACCTCGTGAAGCTAGTTTAGATTGTGCTCTGATATCCGCTAGAATATTAACAGCATCTTTGGCATTGTTAATATACGCTTCGTTGGTGTTCATCTCTTGTGTACTGCGTATCATTCTTTGTATCTGCTTGAGTTTCTGATAGTTCTGTTCAGCATCACGCCCATCATAGTAGGCCTGCCCGTCTGCCATTTCGTAGTCGGGATCACGGCGCAGTTCTGCTTTGCGCACCAGTTCATCAATGTTGGGGTATTTGTCTGCTAGGTCTTGGCGTTGTTTTTCTTGGTCCACAGGTGGTGGTGTGTAAGGCTTCCGTCTAGCATCGGCACGTGCCATGCCCCGTTCTCTATTTGCAATAGTCTTATCAGCTGCCGCAACTGCCTCAGGATCGTCACGGTCGAAGAATCGATCTGTCTGAGCCATGGCCCGGCTCATTGCGGCTTTTTTACTATAGTCGCCTAGGCTGACTTCCGACACACCTTGCTTTGTTCTATCTATCAACATTGATAGTAATTTTTCAGCCACTCTCTCTGGATAATCTTCATATTCTGTGCCCAGATCATATTGCAATTCTTCAAATTCCTTTTGAATATAACGAGCAACAGGATGCGTCACTGTATTGCCTGCATCTACTATTTTTAATATTGTATCTTCAGTGAATTCTGGACTGTTTACTACCTTGGCAACTTTCTGCATCAAGGCATCGTTATCCATGCGTGGTGTCATTGTTGATATGAATCGGTCTCGTGCTGTTCCGGTCATTTCTCGACCGCCTTCGTTGTTAACACTTTCGTAATCTTCATCACTACCAAAGCCTGCTGAAGCCAGTGCATATCCGTCATCAGTTTCGCCACCTTCGTCATCTGATTCGCCTACTAGGTCTTTGAATTCGTATTCGAGATCTTCTATATAGTCGTCCATATTACGAAGCTCGCCACCGTCTTGATCACTATAATTTGCATACACTTCTTCCACAGCTGATTCAACATCACCTTGGCTCAAAGCAGTAAAGATTTTGTCAAAGTCTGGATCACCATATCCGCCGATTTCATTCATGTTTTCGTCGAATCGTTTAAGGATATCCATTAATTCTTGTTTGTCAATATCTGTGCCTTCTTGCATTGTAGTATCAACAATGTATTCTTCACGATCCATTAGTTCTGCAACAATAGCATCGTGCATCCATTGAGCTTTGGTTAGAGTTTCGTTTTCGATAGTTTCATTGAATCCGCTCTGGCTACGTGCATCGTGAATTTGTGTGCGTAGTTTGTTTCTAGCGTCTTCTAGCTTGGGTGTGTCAAAATCTTCAAAATTAATCTTGGTGCCAAAAGTTTTTTCCAAAGATTCGTTTAGTCTTTTAGCTGATCGATTAGATTTAAAAAGGTCGGTGGTTTTCATATTGTATGATCCAAATAGATACTATATTTATTACTTAGTGCGCCAAAGTATCCAGCTGAGATTTAGCTGATACCGTGCGATCTCTGCTCTGTTGATACTTTGCCCACAGCACATCTGCTCGATCATGCTGTGCGTTAGCTGTGGCTTTTTCATATTGAGATCGCAGCAGTTGACTTTCGTTGAGCCATTTGCCGTATTCCTGATCCAATCTATACAGTGTATCCGCTCGCTGGCTGTGATTTTTACCTACCAACAGTTCTGCTATTTTGATAGCCACAGAATTTAGATAGATTTCTTTATATTTGATCTCTCCAGATTTCACAATGTTTTTTGCTGAACCCTGACTGGTTATCAACACATCACCTACCAATATACCCTCGGCAGTTTTCACAGGCAGTATGACGCTGGTCAATGTGCGATTGACGATCTGTTCGAATTTTCGAGATAAATTAGTCATAAAAAAAGGACCTATGGTCCTTATTTAACTGCGCATATTTCAATGGAATATTTTCATAATCGTGTCAAAATGTCCAGAAACAAAACTTAAAACTGCGATACCACCTAGCATCATGTACATCCATTTCTGTTTGAACTGCTGAAGTTCAGTGATTTTATAATCTAATTCTTGATGGGTGGTTTTTATTGATTTAGCCAACTCAGCATGCTGCGTACAAGAAGCATCGTACATAGTGTCAAGTCTATGATTTATGCCTTCTCCGAGGCTGCTGACATTGGTCTTAATGTCGTCAATTTTTTCATCTAGATTAGTGATCTTTACTTCAACAACACTCACACGCTCTGCAACAGTAGGCATTACCCATCTCCTTGGTATATAAGTCAAGTCCCTTGCGGGTATGTGCCTAAAAATCAACGCCTAGTGTAAAATGCCTTTGTGAATTATTTATCTCGGTTAGCTGATTTCACGTATCCAAGTATTGATCCTGTCGCCCTGTGAGAAAAAACAAGCAGGGGTTAGTTCCACAGAATCACCTAGCCCTGCTACGATCGGCACACCGTCGAGATCAGTTTTTAGTAATCCCACTGGATCATTGTCTTTGAGAAACACCTGTTCTCGCTCTACAAAAAATTCCCAGTGCCAGTGTGTGGCCTTGAAATCCTGGTTGGGAACCCTACTGATTTCTGCTACAGGATCACGATCCCACGTGACATTTGATCGCATGCCAATAGCCTGTATCAGCGAATTAAAATTAGCCTGCTGTGACAGCTTGACATGATCAGTTTCGGATCTTGAAGGATTAGTTCTGGTGATGTCGACTAAGGTGATGATTTGATATCTTGGCATAATATGCTATTATTTAAGCATTGATTATGTAGCCAACAAAAAAGCGCCTTGCGGCGCTTTAATGCTTCCCATCCCTGAGAATAAACTTAATTTAAATTAAGCGAATGTAACACCAGTTGGAACAACTGTTGTAACTGTGCATGTACCACCAATTGCTGCAACTACTTCAGCTTCTAGTTTAGCATAAGATGCATCACTTAGTGATGGGCTTGCTGCTGAACCGTCATTGAGTGTGTCGTCTGCGTAACCAACGATCAACCCAGTTGCTGAAGGTGTACCGATTACATAAATTTCACCGTAGTTACCAGCACAACGAACTGCTCTAGATAAGTTGCTGTTTGTGTTTGCTTTGTTAGTTGTAAGATCGCCTGATGTTAATGAACCAACTACGATACTAACGAAACGGATTCTGCGTGTGCTGAACTGTGATGCTGGATCAACAAATTTGAATGCGTTTGCACCTACGCGAGCTGCTGTGATTTCTGCACCAGCATTGTCATACGCTTGTGCTACCGATGTTAAGTCTGCCATGATAAATTCTCCTTGATCAATGACCTCGCTCAGAGGCCGGCAATATTAGGAATCACCCTGATCCCTATGCAAGTATTTATATTGGATTGGAAAAATCAGGGTTTTTGAACTGTTAATCAGCTCTAAATGGAGTCCAACGATCACGTGGCACATATTTGTCGCCGCCTATGATATAGCCCTCTCCACCAGGTTTGCCTTTGGTGTTTTGCTCTATATCACCGCCTGCTGCGTCAAGTTCACGAATGACTTCGTCTTTAGCTGCCATAATCTCCCGAACTAGCTCAAACACCGTGTCCATTACGTTTGGATGAGCATCACTATGAGCTTTTATTTTAGATGCTTTTGCAGGTGTCTTGCCCACAAAGGACATAAACGCATCAGTGTTAATGTTTTCCAGTTGTTTGGCTTTTGACTGAGCGTTAACAAATTTATAAATCTCATCGCGCAAGTAGCTCATGCCCTTAACCGGTGCTAATAAATTATCGATTGCCTGTTGATTCTTAGCCAAGGCTTCGATCTTGGCAAGATTGTCTGCGCCAACTGCTGGTCTATAACTAACTGCGGTCAAGCCAAATACTGCTAGTTTCGGATTTGTTGAAAACTTTTCTGGATTGGCAAAGTCTTCGCCAGAGGTATCACCAAAATATTCGAACTGTTTATGAGCGGCCACTGCTACCTCTGCCTTGATTAATTTCTGATAGTAAGGACTTTTTACACTCACACTGTAAGTGGTTTGATTTGGAGTAAAATTAATTTTACCATCTGCGCCTTCGTAGGGCTTGCCTGGATGGAATAAGATATCACCATAAACATAACCACGGAAGTCTTTGGGAGTGGCTGCTTCAAACACGGGCCACAGTGCTGCCATATCGCTGGCAAATTTAGGACGCCAGTCTTCCCCTTTGCCACGACTCATGATAAACGATTTCAATTCATCTGGACTAGAACTCTTGCCTTCTTCACGTCCCCAATTATTCTTACCCACCATCCGGAATGTGCCGTCATCGTCACGTCCCCAATACACTGTGGGATTGCCATCCCATTTGATTGTAATGCTGGTTTCGGGTTTGGCTACAGCTTTTAAGGCTTGTATAACTTTAAGTGCGCCATTAGTTTCTACAAACACCTTGTCTTCTAGGTGGTTAAACTCTCGCCCTACTTTCTTAGGAGCAGGAGCCTCATCTTCTAATAACAGTTCCCAGAATCTCATTTTACAATATTAATCATTTTACGCATCCACGCATTACTTCCGGGCACGTAGCTTTCAAATGCTTCTTTGACAGGCAGTTCGATACCCTGCTTGCCCAGTGTTTCTCTAGCACCTGCAATCAGTTCGTCATAGTTGGGCAGTTTCATAATGTAGGCAATGATAGCATCTACACTTTTAACGTCCTTGACTGTTGCTGTTTGACCTAACAATTGTTTTGCAATAACATTCCAGTCATCACCATTTTCTACAGGCTCGTTGGTGTCACCGTGAAGCAGTCCGAACTTAGGTGAATATTTCATACCTCGACCACGAGCAATACTGCTAAGAACTATGTGTCTATGCTCGCCCTTATACTGTCCTCGACCTCCAATCATGCTTCCCTGTTGAAATTTAGGATTCACTGTGAGCATAAAATCAGACTGTGCAAATCCGTTGGTTTGACTGCCACTGATTGGGGTTCTGAAATGAACATTGTCACCAGCGTCTTTGATCCAGCCGTCAGTTTTTTTCGTGCCTTTGTTGAAAATTTCTTCTTCTGGCACACCATTGGTTCTACACCAGTCTGCCAATTTAGCAATCAATTGTTCTTTGGTAATCTCTCTAGCATCAACACTGAGATCTAGATCTCCAGAGCTGTTCAGTTCAAATGTGCCATCGGGATCTTCTTTGCGTCCAGTAGTGCCCAACCATTTCACAGGCTTTTTGTCATCAGGATCAAGTTCTTTGGTAAAGTCCAAACCTGTGATCTTTTCAAGAAAGTCAACAGTGGTTGGCACATCTTTGGTGGCAATGCGCTGAGTCAAACTCTGCTTGTCAGCAGTTTTGAATACATTGCCGCCTTCTAGGAGTTTACTGTGATTCATCTAACGGTCTCTTGGTTCTTTTTGATTCTGCTATCTTGCGTATGCCCCGTGTGAATTTGGCAGGATCTTGCCCACGGATAGCATTCAATAGTCTGCGTTCTAACTCATCTGCCTGTTCCGCTGTATAGTGTTTTTTTAGCGTTTCCAATAGATTTATAGCTGAATTGATGATATTAGTGGCACGGCTTTCAAACAGCTCATCCTTGTTGCGGATTTCAGCTACTTCATTGAGTTCCTGTAGTATCGATCTAGTTTTCAGTTTCATTGTGTATTTACTTCAAATATAATCTATTTTACAGGATTTCCTCACTGCTGTCACCCGCGGTTATTGTGCACCGCACACACGCAGTGATAAATACATTATACACTTACATCTATGAAATCATTACTAACTTCAATCTTCTGTATGACCGAAAAGCTTCGGAATACATTTCAAAGCGATACTTATGAAAACCGATTCAAAGTATATCTGTCAAATCACAGCATCGATAGTATAGCTCAACTAGAACAATTACAAAGACAGTTTGATCAGAATCACAGGCATTTATGAAGCTAGTTTACATACATGGTGCCAATGCCACCAGCGACAGCTTCAATTACATTAGAAGCAAGTTAGGATCTGGAATTGATCTTAATTATGACAGTCGCAACGGGTTTGAAAACAACCTTGCAGACATGTTGAACCAATTAGTTGATGCCAAAGACCTAGCATTCATAGCACACAGTCTAGGTGGCATATATGCTCTGCACATTGCTGCTGCTATTCCACATGCTGTGAAAGGTGCAGTTACTCTAAGCACACCCTATGGTGGTGCTGAAGTTGCTGATTATGCACAGTATTTCTTACCATTCAGTCGTTTGATGCGTGATATAGGACCCAGCAGTTGGGCAATGAAGCAGGCCAAAAAGATCAAGATACAACACCCATGGACTAATATAGTCACAGTGAAAGGGCAGAGTCCATTTATCCTTGCTGCTAACGACGGTGTGGTAACCATTGCCAGCCAGAAACATCACGAGGATATGGAGTTGGTGCCTATGGACTACAATCACTATGAAGTTGTGTTAGCGGATCCAGTGATTGACGTAATCAAAGAACGAGTAAAACAGTTCAAGAAATAGCTTGTTTTTTTAAATTAAGGCTATATAATAAACTAACAGCGAAACAGAAGTAGCTGCTAGACACAGACATTACACACAGGAGAATTACAATGTCAGAAATTTTTACAGCACCAAAATTACCAGAAGTAAAATTCAATAAGAACGGCTACGAAATCCGTTCAGATATCCTAGGTATGGCAAAAAGCCTAGTGCAAGACGATTTCCATGCCAAGTTTCAAGGCTGGGAAATGACCGCCAAGCGCGATGAAAAGACTGGTCAGATCGTTACTACGGTCGGTATGCCAGAGTTTCCAGGTTTAGATAAAGTATTAGAAACCGCCGAAAAGATGTATTCATTTGTTAACGCCGGCGTGAAGAAATAATATTACGCTCATAGAGCAATATACTATGAAAAGAGAAACCCCCGGAAGGGGGTTTTTTCTTATCTAACTGTTGCTAATCTAAAAAATCTTAGTATAGAAATGTAGGCCCAGCCAATGTCAAACTCCCACCACTTCTGGCTGAACTTGGCATTGGCACCATCGGCATGATGATTGTTGTGCAGTTCTTCCCCTCCAATCCATACTGCCCACGGAATGATGTTACGGCTGGTGTCTTTGGTATCGGTGTTGCGATATCCCCACCAATGACTAAGTCCATTAATCACACCTGCTGCCCAGAATGGGATCCAGATCATTTGAATACCCCACACGAGCAGTCCCCACGGTCCAAAGAGCAAAAGGTCTATGACCAACATTAAAAGAATACCTGAGCGACTGTGTGCGGAGTAAAGGTTGCGTTCGATCCAATCATTGGGGCAGTCCTTGCTCAAGGACTCAATCATGGCTGTGTCTTTACTGGCTGCATGATAGAGAAATGCTCCGCCAAATAGCACACGCCAAATGCCGTAGATCTGCGGGCTATGTGGATCGCCCTCTTGATCCGAACGTTGATGATGTTTACGATGTATGGCCACCCATTGACGAGTAACCATGCCCGTGGTCAGCCAAAGCCAGGCTCGCATAATATGATTGACCACTGGATGAAATTGTACAGCTCGGTGTGTTTGACTTCTGTGCAAATACAGCGTTACACAGGCTATAGTGATTTGAACCATCACTAGGGTATAGATTATTATGTTCATTGTTTACTTATCCGGTTGACAACTGTTCAAAATAATGCTATAATATGGTATGAAAAACAAACTTATACTCACAGACGCCGACGGCGTATTATTAGATTGGGAATGGGCATTTTCAGTCTGGATGCAAGAGCGTGGATACACACTTACCGTAAACCATAAGAACAGCTATTATCTACATCACCACTATAATGAGCTAGAAGAAAAGGACGCCAAGAAGGTCGTTAAGGCATTCAATGAATCCGCAGCTATTGGTTTTCTTCCTGCGCTGCGTGATGCCGCTTACTATGTTAAACGTCTGCACGAAGAACACGCATACGAATTCCGTGTTATCACTAGTCTAAGCCTAGACAAAAACGCACAGAAGCTGCGTGAAATGAATCTACGCAAGATCTTTGGTAATGCAATTGAAAGTGTTATTTGTTTAGACACAGGAGCAGACAAAGATTCTGCACTGGAACCATATCGCAATAGTGGTATGTGGTGGATTGAAGACAAGCCGCAGAACGCAGATGTTGGACATGCTATAGGATTAAAAAGCATTCTTGTCGAACACGGACACAATATGCATCACGAATGCGACTATCCTGTAGTTAAGAACTGGAAAGAAATTTACAATATCATCGTAGACTAAATACTCTCGGGGAGTAGCCGTCCTGCAAAGGATTTACAGATCGTCAACACGGTAGAAAATACCCGGTTTGTAGACAAAGCGGCAAGACCATAACTAGGAGATAGATATGGAAATGTTGTTATCGGCGGCTGTACTGCCTTGGATTACGTTTTTCGTAATCGTTATTGCGCTCATGGCATTCGACCTGGGCGTTCTCAATAAAACAGATCATGAAATTGGCATAAAGGAAAGCCTGTGGTTAAGTGCTTTCTATATTGCTGTGGCCCTGCTGTTTGGCCTAGGTGTCTGGTGGATGCGTGGAGCAGAAGATGCTTTACTCTACTACACAGGATTCTTGGTTGAGAAATCATTAAGCATAGATAATGTGTTTGTTTTCGCACTGATTTTTGCATTCTTGGGAATACCTAGAATCTATCAATATCGTGTTTTAGTCTGGGGTATCTTAATGGCTCTTGTGCTACGAGCTGTGTTCATCGGATTCGGTGCCGCAGTAGTATCAGAATGGCAATGGGTACTCTGGTTCTTCGGAGCCTTCTTAATCGTCACTGGGGTCAAGATGTTATGGACCAAAGATGAAGATGGACCGGATTTTGAGAATAACTCATTGTACAAATGGATGCAAGGTAAAATGAATATCAGCGAAGAATACAGAGGTCATGACTTCTGGTTCAAGGAGAATGGCGTAAGATGGTTTACTCCGTTGTTCGTGGCTCTAGTATTGATTAACTTCGCAGACATAATATTTGCTGTGGATAGTGTACCTGCCATACTAGCCATTACGCAAGACCCGTTTATAGTCTATACATCAAACATCTTTGCTATCTTAGGACTACGAGCCTTATATTTTGCTCTAGCTGCCATGATACATAGATTCCACTATCTCAAATATGCCTTAGCATTAATATTAGTTTTGATTGGTGTCAAGATTGTGTTAATGATGATCGGTATTAAATTGCCTGCCCTGCTTACCTTAGGTTTAACTTTTGGATTGTTGGCAGGTGGAGTTGGTTATAGCTTATGGAAGACCAAGGAGGACGATCATGAGAAAATCTCTTTATAATATTACTAAAATAGATACTGGTTACGGATTCCAGTGATACCTTATCTTGTATCCGATTTATCTATCAAGTTATCTCTAAAGATAGCCCAAGCTCGTTCCCAGGTCCACCGTTGACTGCCTTCTAAAACACATTGTCTATCAAGCAATAATGCATCGGTCACTGCTTGAGCCAAGTCTTCATTCATACAGCCTGTAATGCCTTCGTCAACAACATCTAGAGGTCCTTGTACAGGAAAAGCAGCAACTGGTGTACCGCAGGCCATAGATTCAATCATCACGAGTCCGAATGTTTCCCATTGGCTAGGGAACACAAACGCTTCAGCGTTGGCATAATATCTGGCTAGATCTATTCCTGTTTTGTATCCGGTAAAATGTACATCGGGATACTGTTTCTTGTAGGTCTCTAACATCGGACCGTCACCTACCATGACTTTGAGGTATCCAGGGTAATCCATTTTAAAGAACGCTTCGAGATTTTTTTCCTTGCTGACTCGGCTCACGCACAGCAGATATCTACTCACAGTCTCTACTCTGTGTGCAGAATGAAACACCTCACGATCAACACCGCGTGTCCAGGAAACTACTTCGCCATCGAATCCATGAGCTTGTAATTCTTGCACCATGCTGTCAGTTGTGGTCAGCACCTTACCACTGTGTTTGTGAAACCAACGTACTAGAGGCCAAGTAACAGCTTCAGGTATACCAAAAAGCTTTCTAATTCCTTCTGGAAACTTAGTATGATAAGCAGTATTGTAGCGATAACCGTGTTGGTCAAGATATTGTCTAGCACACAAACCCAAAGGACCTTCGGTGGCGATATGGATATGATCCGGATTGATCTCCTCAAGTATCTTGCCCACTGTGCGTTTCCTGGTAAGGGTAATCTTGACTTCGTTGTAGCCAGGGCAATCAACATGGCGGAACCTCCCGGGATCAAGATATACAACACGATAGTTGTCCCGAACCGCACACGCCGCAATATTTTTGTAGGTCGTAACCACACCATTGATCTGCTCCGGTAAGTTGTCTGTGACTATTAAGATTGTTTTTTGCATTGTGCTGTTATTTTAAATGAATCAAACTTCAACCAACTGGTCATTGTCGTTCTTGCTTGTTCGCAATCTTGTTGAGTCGGAAATTCTAGAGTCACTCGACCCGGTATGTCTTTTGGATCGTTTACGTGAACTGCCAGTATTATCAGTATCCACATTATCTTTCTCCTGTGTCCATGTAATTATTTCCCATTGACCGTCCCAGTGTTCTACTAAGGCTGTGCATGATTCAACCCAGTCACCGTCATTCATATATGCGACACCGTTGATCTCTTTGATCTCTGCGTGATGTATGTGTCCACATATGACCCCATCAAACCCACGCTTCTTACAGTAGTTGGCCAAGTTCTCTTCAAACTTGAACACAAAGTCTACTGCTTTTTTAACCTTGTACTTAAGATACTTGCTAAGGCTAAAGTACCCAAAACCCATACGGCGACGAATCCAATTAAATTTATTATTGAGTGTAAGAACGATGTCATATGCTTTATCTCCTAGGAATGCTATCCATGGTGCAAGACGAGTAATGCCGTCAAATAAGTCTCCGTGTACCACAAGATAGTGTTTGCCATCGGCGCCAATGTGTTCTATTTGATTGTGAATCTCTACAAGGCCGAATGAAAAACCATATGGTATCATTGGTCTTAGGAATTCATCGTGATTACCTGCTATGAATATTACGCGGGTTCCGCGTTTGGCGTGACCCAGTACACGACGTACTACGTTTGTATGGCTCTGTTTCCATCGCCATTTATTTTGTTGTATCTTCCATGCATCGATGATATCGCCTACGAGATAAAGAGTATCGCAGGTATTGTGTTTAAGGAAGTTATTGAGTTGTTCCGCCTTGCAGTCTTTTGTACCCAAGTGGACGTCACTCACAAAAATACTACGATAAGTTTTTTGCATAGCAGTATTTATCGTAGTATTGTATTACAGAGATTGCAGTTGTGTTACACTGATTCTCGACGAGCTTCTTGTAGTTCTTTGCGTATACTATTATAATTTTCTAAAGTTTGTATGGCAGGAATTTTCGATTTAATATATGCTGGAGGTACGGTCTGCCATTCATCTTCACTGACGTCTGCCACTATCATGGCCGTATATTCGTGACCGTCACTGGTGTGCAGTTTGACTCTTTCAAAACCCATTGGCGTCTGTGCTGCTTTGATAAGTGCATTGCCCAAGGCTCTAAGTGCGGCAGGATCTGCTATGATGTGTAGATCCTCTTTGGGTTCGTTGTGCGGATATATGTGTAGTCTAGCCATTATGTGATATGCTCTATGTCTTTGAGATGTAATTTCTTACTCTTATATACTTTAACACATTCTGAGCTGTTTGTATAGTCTAATCGACCCTTGCCCCATAAGATTGGTTGATCTGCGAAACTAATAGCATGTGGCAACATAACATCTAGATAACGACCATTACCAGTGCCTAGTGTGGCAAAGGTTATATAGTCTTTAGGACCGCTTTTGAATACACGATAGTTTGCCACTAGTCCAAGAAATTCAACTTCGCCAGGACGTCGAATCTCAGTACATGCCGGAATAAAACTACCGCTACTCCATCGACCGGTGCGGGCCAACTCAGCACACTCACCGCCTTCCAGTGGCGCTGGAACAGCACCAGCCAGTTTGGCTTCTTGCCAGTATACCCATTTGCTGTAACTGCCTTCACAGTGTTTTAGACAGGCCTTCCAGAACTTCTCAGGATTATGTGCCTTGTGATAGGCCAACGCCCATATCAATCTACCCAAGTTAGTAGCATGAGCACGACAAAGACCAAAATGACTGAGTTCTCTCAAAGAAGCCAACACACGATCACGCTTGGGATGGTCTCCAATCAACTGCATGAATTCGTAGATTTTTTCTTCATTACGTTTGGCAAACGCTCTGCGCCACATGTCGGCGGTGTACATGTCACATTCTAGTATGTCAGCAATCATGGTAATGGCATCATCCTCAAACACCACTGTGTCCTGTTGTATAGTGTCTGCACTCCAGTCTTGAAAGGCGCTGGCCTTTCGTCGACCCTGTGTGGCCACCGGACGAATCAGTGCTGTGGCTAGAGTACAGTCGCTTTTGCTCTTGACTTTTAGTGCTCTAAACAAGCGTTTCATAGCAGGCGATTCGCCTTGGGTAACTCCCAACACATCACCTCTAGCTAGCAGTTCACTGGTTGCGTCATCCAGTTCCGGATAGTCTGTTAGTGGGCGCTGATCTATTTCCCACAGTTGGCTAAGTCCACGATTGGCCAAGATGTCTATCTTGAAGTGTTCAAGATCTTCAGTTTCATACTTGTCTAATAGGATCTGATTGTCACCGTTGATCAAGCTTTTAGGCACAGCACGATCAAAGATCAATATACCACCACAGTGTTTTGAAATACAGCGTTTCTTGCCCATGAGCTTGGCAGTAACTCGTTCGGCCTCCGCTATCTCTTCTTGCGGTAACACCTGGCTGAATTCAAATCCACGCTTGAGTGTACCTTTAGCGCCTAGTCTCTTGGCAGCTTCTCTCTTGGCGCTTTTTTCTTTGTACATGACATAATTAGAAACTCTAGCACTTTGTCCAGGCCAGCGTTTGAATATGCGATTCATCACTGTGGCCTGTTGCCAGTGCGGGAAATCTAAATCAATGTCAGGTAAGTCGTCACGTTTGGGATTCATAAAACGTGCAATGGGAATGTTTTCTGCCACAGGATCAAGATCACTGATTCCCATAAGCCAGCACACCAAACTAGATCCTGCTGAACCTCTCGTGATATGTGGTATGTCTGTTGTGAGATCTAATATTTCTCTAACACGTAAGAAGTGTTTTGAAAAATTTTGATCTCTAATTAATTCTAATTCTTCTTCGAGTCTTGTAGTGTATTTTGCGTCACTGGGTAATTCTCGCCTGAATTGTTTTACTAATAGTTCTAAATCTTTATATCTATCCATATGTGCCTCAATTGCCTTAGGTAGATATTTATGTTTATTTTCCCGATGATCGGATTATTTTGAGCAAATTGAAAGAGCTACCGAAGTAGCCCTAGTGTGTGTTAAACCTGTACTAGCACCCATTTTGTTGTAAATGGTTTGCCTTCGGCCTTGCGTTTCAGTATCTTAGCGAACTCTTTTTTACGCAGTTCGGAAACCGTTTCTGTATCATGGTCGACGCAAGCCCTGTACAGTTTAGCCAATAGCCTTTTCTGTTTCATGGTTGTGTCCTCCTGTAATTTATTTATAAAATAATTTGTCTACAAAGTCAAGTAAAAGTTTATGATGAAGTCCGTTATGATAATGAGGTTTCATCCAACTATAATAAGCGTCATACCAAAACTTTTCACTTTCTGGGTGGCATCCTATGAGTCCTATTCTATTTTGTATAATCGCCATTGCATCGCCATTGGCATAGGTAGCTATGGTTTCAAATTTATTGTTATTACCAACTAAGGCGCAGCCATCATAAAAAAACATCCTTTCAGGATGTCCATTCCATACCACATCAATTGCCTTAGCATGTGGGCGACGTGTGTCAGTATTTGGTTGGGCAATATATTGAACAGCATCCACTTCATCTAAGATATCAAAGTAATAACTTCCTGCCCAGTATGCCCCCATGCAAATTCCAAGATAATGACCGCCGCGGCTAATAAAATTTAATATCTGTGGTTTGTTGACCTTAAGCAATCTATGCCAGGATTCGCTGTCACCTTCACCCCCAGGAAAAGCCACTATGTCCACGTCATCAAAAAATACGTCTTCGACTTTGTTTAATCCAAAGATTTTGAAGTTATAGTGTTGACCCAGTGCCTTTATTATACCATTACCACATTGTACTGAGCATCTTGGATCATGCAAAAATAGTGCGATTGTAGGTTTCATTTTAATTGAAAAAAATGCTCACTTAGAACGCCATTCCGGGGCACGACTCCCATAACGCTCTGCCCAGCAGCCGGGCAACCCTGAAGTAACGCTAACGTTCCTAAGGTAGGGTGTTCTTATTCCTGTACTTTCTCGATAGTGTAGTCTGCTTCTGTACTATCGGGATACCGTGTTGTTAATTTTTGTAAAACATCAGCACGACTTTCGCCTTCTATCCTTGCTGTCCTGCCTGAGGCTATCTGTGTAACTGTGTAGACTCCAGCACCGTCGTTGGCATCTACTTCTGGTTCTTCCGGCTTTGCTTTTTCGGAAGCATATGAAGCAGGTAATTTAGATTTAATTTCAGCGACAACTGCATTAACATCATATCCCCCACGAACAATGTCCACGGAGTTGGTTTTGATTTCTTCGGCATTGGATTTTACAGCAGCAATGATCTCTTTCATTAGTCCGGGAAATAATTCAGCAAACTTTTGATCGCCTCGGCTATAGCTTAGACTTTGATTACCGTTGTTCATCTGTCCTGTTGGAGCATGCATTTGCCATTTGCCATTTTCATCTTCTTGATTTTGCTTATCGAAGATAGAGATGATTGGACCTTCTGGAGCATATCTTTCAAACCAACGCTGCCCTGAACTTGATCCTGTGCAGAAACTTGCGTTATAGCCATGTGCATTGTTGAAGTTATAACAAGCACCGTAGTTATAGGGTAGGGTGATCAGGAAACGTTCATTGTCTATGAGCGTAGTTTCTTTCTTTTCACGTTTGTGTTTTTCAACAACTTCCGCGTCTTTGATTCTTCTCAGCTCATCACGATAATCACGGCTTTGAGTAATCTGTTGAATCTGACGCAGATTTTTAAACTTGTTGAAGTCTTGATCTTTTTCTGCTAACTTGCCGCGTATGCTAAGAGCCTTCCAAGCACCCAACGCATCTCCGCCTTCACCGTTAATATCTTCATAGTCAGCAACACCGTTGATGTACATGCGAGTCAACCATTCGTCAAACTTGCCGTCTTGACTGATGTCACCGTAGTCTGTGCTGCTGAGACTACCATCTAATAGATCGCTCCATAGTTGAACTATTTCTTCATCTGAAGGCTTTGGCCCTAGTTTAGCTATACGATCTTTGGGCAAGCTGCTGTCATGGCGCATGGCTATACTCAACATCTTGACCATCTTGGGATCTTTGAGTTTGGCCGCTACATTGGCTTCGAGAACTATTTGATTGAGTTTCATCCTGAGATCAAACTCCTTTTGAAGAATGTCAGCACCGTGCTGAGTTTTTTCTGATCGCCGCTTGCGATATCTTTCAGCAGTTGACTACCACCTTCTGAACGTTGTGCATTATACCCGCTATTATAGCCACCTCGACTGATAGCGCCAGTCTGTTCTGGATAGTGATGACTAGCTGCCATTAATACAGCAAGATTGATAGCAGCTTTGACTGATCCGGGTGTATCGGAATCTGATTCCAACGATTCAATAGCAGATTGCAGTCGTTTCACATGTTCTAATTTTTTGGCAGCTTTATCAAAGGCATCGTTCTTGATCTGATTAGCGATATGTCCTTTGACGTCTGCGATAGCAGCAGTGATAGCTTTGACCCACAGTGGCTTGAATTTTTTAGTTAGGCTGTCTACGCTGACGATCGAGGTGCCGGTGCCTGCTTGTTGATCTGCACGTTTCTTTTGTTTGTCACGCACGGTTGAAGTATTGTTTCCTACATAGAATTTCTGTAGTTTGCCTATTTTAGATTTCAAGAAGTCTATGATGTTGCCACCGCGACTGTCTGTGGCATTTTCAACGTCACCGCCTGAGCTGGCAGTGGCTTGGTAAGTACCGCTGGCTGTAGCACGGATAGCTCCTGTGCCCGTGGTACCTTTGATTATAACCCAAGCACCTCTTCTAGTGTCTTTGAGGTCACTCCACGATATCTTTTCTACCTGTCGATAATCCTGATCATGTGCAAGACCCATGTCTGTGTGAAGATGTTTGACCACCTGCTTGCCACCAGGATTGTCTAGGATCAAATTGAGACTGGTGCTGGCTTCGTTGAGATAGCCTTCAAGTAACTGTGAAAACAATTGGTAAGATTCTATTCGCATCTTGTATTTATTACTGGCACCAACTCTGTTTGGCTTCTCCGTAATACTCGCGAGCAAATCCATTGGCAATCAGAGCAGCTCTAAGACTCTGTCCGTTGACTAATATATCACCCAATACTCGACCGCCAAACTTGTCCCACCCATACAGAGTAGCTTGAAACTTGCCGCCTGTAGATGCTGCTGTAGCAATTGCATTTTTAGTGAATGCGGAAGCAGCTTCGCCTCTCTGTGCTTCACTGGGACATTGTGCTCTGTGTCCTTTTTCCGGAGTATCGACTCCGTAGACTCTAACAGCAAGTTCTGGTTTAAGGGGTGCAGGTAGAAAGGGTGCGGCAATAACAACTGTGTCGCCATCCGTTACTCTAAGTATCTGAGCATCATAAGTAACGCCTTTTGGTGTTTTTTGTGCAAATGCTACCAACGGCAGCACCAATAATAATAGTAGTAGTTTTCTCATGTTGGTTCCTAATAATCATATTTATTAATTAAAACATCAGTTAACGATATAATCTTTGATTGAAATTTTACGTAGCGTGTCTTGTTGATCGATGAATTTGTCAATTTCTTGCTGATTTTCTTTTTTTTGAGTGGCTGTTCCCAGAGCGAATTGTTGGCACAATTCATACTGACTTTTTATCAATCGTTGCTTGGCAGTTGCTGTATAACTATTTGTTGCAGAAATTTGTAATACCCGGGGGTATGCGAGTTGAGACACAGAATGACTAATATTTTGTTTTTCAGCAAAATCAATAATATTTGGAAGATCAAAGAGATTTAAAGCACAGATTGTGGTTTTAAAAGACAAAACAACTGTATCCGGGAATCTAACCTGCAGGTCTTTGTATTTTCCAATAGTTTCACAAAATTCACTCCATTGGGTGGGCCATCTAACATATTCCTGTACTGGCCCGACTCCGTCTAACGATATGCTGATTTGAACTTTAATACCTCTTTCTGCAACAGGTACAAGTTCGTATAAAAAAGATCTTGCATTTGTGTAAATTTTTACAGTGTTTACTCGTTGCGGTAAATTGGTTAACAGTTGTTTAACATTTTTACTGTTAGAAGGTTCTCCTCCTTCTAGGTCTATTTGAGTGATTCTGTGTACAGGTAGTTTTTCTTCGTAAGGACCAATCTGTCGAATTTTTAATGGAAATTTTTGAAGTGAAGCAATTTTTGAGCTGATATAAGGATCGCAAAATTGGCAGGCTGTGTTACAAATATTATCTACCATCATGGATACCGTTAGATAATCAGAACCGTGGTCTACGAGAGCATCTTTATGATAATCGATCCATTGCAATCTATCACTTTTTAAGCCTAGCTCTTCTTGTTCTTTACATCTAACACATTCGTTAGGCCATCGACCATATTTCAATAATTTTTTAGTGGTTGATAACCATTGACTGCTCATCATTTCGTCGTAACTGTCGAATAGAGGTGCATTAGTCATAACACAACAATTCATTACCACAGTTTGATTTTTTATATTATCGTTGGGTAAAATTTTTGCAAAGTGGTCTAGTCTTGGACAATGCATAAATCACTCATAGGTGACAGTGTCGCTGTCACCTAGACGCCACTTAGGGTTCTGTTCTACCACGTATTTTTTAGTGCAGACTTTGAAATCTGGAAACAGCATTTCCTTGGGATTGCTGGCAGCATCAAAGAACAAGCAGCGATTGTTGGGCTGTGCAGCATACTGTCCGTTGTCTAGTTCAATGAAGTTAAAGCTCTTGTGATCTTCGGGCCATTCTGAATAGGTGGTATCTATGATGTTCATGTCGGGTGCGGCATTGTCTACAGTGAATAGATAGTTGCCCTGATACAGTTCTCGATTCTTGGCATAGAATTTACAGCTGAGATTGCGTAAAAATGCTTTCTGTATCACTGCCATATCATAGCTAAAACAATCCCAGATCTGTAGTGTGTCCAAGGGTAGGAACTGTTCTGGTTCTAGGTCAGTGTCTCTGCTCACATAGGCATGCAATGGCAGCTTGTCATAAAGAGCACCGTAGCGTGGCAAGTAGGATTCTATTCTAAATGCTTGACTGCGTAGGCTCTTGATTGAAACCCATATGCAGGGCTCGTACTCATCATGACCACTTTTAAAATCGTAGAGAAATTCTCTACGAACAAAACCGTGTATGGGGGGAAGGTTTGCTACTAAAAAGCTCATTTGTTTTCCTTTTTATCTAAACAATCATCACACTGGCATTCATTGCAATCGCAGCCGTCAGTCATACAGCTAGATCCGCAGTGTCCGGTGCACCAGCATGAACATTTGGGTTTTAATCTTTGATATGAGGTGTCATTGTCTTCCATTGTTGTTTCCTTATAATAATCTCTCTGCTATGATATTGAAGCCATCTCCGCCAGAATCACTACGCATAAAGGTAACACGATAGATTGTACCTGCTCCTTTATCCTGTAGGGTAGCTGTAAAAGTGTCGCCGCTGGAATCCATACCGCCAAGACTGTATAAAGTAGTCCAGGCATCGCTCGCTACGATTGCTCCAACGATCAGCTGCATCCTTCCAATATGATTCTGGTGCTTCGGGATTGGCTGGACCGTAGTGATATTCATCTATGGCTTTTTGACGATTCTTTAGATTAACGTCTATGTCATAGGTTGCTATCGGACAGCCTTTATTGGCTGCTTCTACGATGTTGATATATTTTCTATACATTAGAAACCCTATCAAGCGTAAACTGCCGAAGCATAGATGTTGGCGGTGTCACCGTCAAGACTGTAGTAGGTGATTACTGCTGTGGTCTGTTGTGTAACTGTAAACGTTCCAACACTAGTGGTATTCAACGCGGCTACGCCGGAAGTAATAACGTCACTATCACCAGCAGAGGTATTGGTAGCTATGAGTGTAATTACTCTACCAGCAACAATGTTACTAAATGCCACAGTAAAATCAGTTGTAAATGTGCATCTAACAATATCGTCTGTGGTCACATTGAGTGTTAATGTAGTTCCACCCACTGCTCCTGCATTTCTAATAGAGTGAGTGACCAGTCCAGTATAGTTAGTTGCTGTTATGCCGTTAGTAACTGCTAGACTGCCCAATGTGCCTACTGATGTTAGGCTACTTGCTGTTACTCCTGATGCCAGAGTATTTCCAGTCAGTGTACCTGCTGCCGCTGTGACTGTACCTGAAGCACCTAATGCTATTGCAGTTCCATTTACTGTGACGGTGCTGTTAGATAACTTGTTATTGGCAATTGAGCCAGCCAACATAGTATTTGTAACTGTGGCAGTGTCTGTGGTATAAACACCATTTGTGACTGTGCCAGCATTGCCTGACACTGTGCCAGTGACATTACCAGTTAGGTTGGCTGTGATAATATTAGCGGCAAAGTTGCCTGAACTGTCACGACTAACAATAGTGCTGACATTGGACAACGGAGTGGCTGTACTACCTAATGTGATAGCACCAGTTGATTGACTAACGGTGATGCCACCGCCACCTGTGAGGCTGGTGAACAAGTTGCCGCTTGGAACCTGTTTCCAATGTGTGCCATCGTATATAACAAAGTCGCCTGCGACAAATACTTTACTGCCATCGCCGATATCTCTTGTTCCGCCTACTTCTACAATGTATTCCCAACCAGGTTGTAGTCCTACAGGTAGTGAGTCGCTGAGTGTAGGCGTGTTAGTGTTAGCGTTCCACACACCCTTAAACACCACTGCACCCGATAGGCTGTCAGGAATCTGTGCGGCAGTGAGTTTACCGCCCGCATCTAGAGTGGCCACACCAGAAGTTGCACCTTTTTGTGTTAAAGGAATACCTGCTGTGGTTTGAACTGTGTCGTCACCGCTGAACTTTAGACCAGTGGTGACCACACCAGTGCTGTCAATTGACGCTACTGTTTGGCTGGCAACCTGTCCTGTAGGCACAGTCCAGAAGTTGATCTTGGTGCCTTTGGCTGAGTCAGTGAAGTTTTCTTTGGCAACCACTTCTATTCTAGCACCGCCACCTGATCCAAATGAAGTTGCTCCATAGCCGTTGGCACTGAGTCGCATCAGTATGTCGTTGGCTTTGAGTGCGGCTGGGCTTGCCACTGAGCCACGGGCTGCATAACTGGCCCATACAGCATAACTGTTGTCTCCACCTACTACCCCTGTGCTACCGTATGATCGTTGTGTGACACGACTGTTCTTGTTGGGTCTGCCGGTTAATTGCAATAGGGTATCTGGGAATATAGTAGCGGGTTCGGCACCACCTGAAGCATTGATACTCACCATGCCTTCTATGCTGCTGAATGAGGTATTGTCAAACTGCGCCTTACGTTTGACGTAGAAGAAGCCAGTGTCGCCTGTTTCACCAACGCTGACGTCTAGGTCAGGAGTAAAACTTTTTAAGGTGGTGTTCTCAATAACTAGATCACCTAATCGTAGATTTTGAGCACCATTTAAAAACAGTGTGCCGTTAGTAGCCACAATATTGATGTTGGCGTCTGTGATTGTGTCTGCTAGAAATAAACCTTGGTAGCCAAGATACAGGTTGGCAAACCTTTTGGTTGGAGAACCAAGATCAACATCATTGTCATCTTGTGGTATTAGACTTCCTACCAATGATTGCGGACGATATGGCACGGTCTGTGGAGGGCTGATGGTTGAGTCATCACCGTCAAAGTAAATGCCTTCATCACCAATGTGTATATGGCTCCATCGTAGCAACGCTGTGCCGAGCCCGTGAACATTATCTACATCTGGAACAATGCTTTCAGCTGTGATTATGTTAGCACTAATACCTATATTGCCGCCGCCAGGAGTAACGCCATCGCTGAGCTTTAACAGGCCAGTTAGTTCATCGTAAAAGATAGTGCCAGCTGTACCCACATAAGTGGCAGCAGAGTAGGACATCTGTCCAGTTGCAATTTTTCTAATAGCCATTACCGCTCCTGGTTAATTTAGGTCGTCGATCTCATCACCAGCAATAACAATGCCAGCCATCTTACGCATACGATCTAGTTCGCCAGTTTCTTTGTTGTCTTCGTCATCATATGCACTTGGCACACCCGCTACTTTCTTTAGTAGTTCATGCTTCTGTTGCAGTGCAGGAACCATCACTGGCTCGTCGTCTAATTCAGGCTCATCTACTTCAGCATGAGTCATTCGCTGTTGGGTTGAGTTTTGACTTAGGTCAGCACCTTGTCCTTGCTTTTGATCTATTAAGTCTGCGATGTCTCGCATGATGTCTGCTAGTCTCATATGTGTTCTCTCTTTTAATTATATTGTCCAAGGACGACCAACAACCAAGCCACCCACGTTGGCATTATCAACCACATCGTTACCGCTGTACAAGGTTGGTAGTTGTGTAGCATCTAGTGTTGCTCTTGTGTAGCCATCAACAGTCTTAGTTTTAGCAGCTATGGCTAATTTCTGTAGTTGTCGATCTTGTTTGCTGCCTGTTTGATTTGTGGTACATAGAACTATGCCGCCATCGACCAGTCCTAGCTGTGTTAGTGTTGTAGTACTATCACCGAACGTTAGGCTGCTTTTGCTGAAGTCGTTCATAGAACTAACAGTATAGTATTCTGTGGCCAATCCTTCATCAGTGGCTATGGCTGTTATCAGTTGATCGATAGTAACTGTCATTGCCACAGTTACTGATCCCTTCTTTGACAAACCCCAATAGTTAATCGTAGCCATTATTACTCCCTAATGCAATATTTAGCAGGGTAAATAACATTACTATGATAAACAAAACTCCCTTTAACACACTGCTTAAAACGCTGAAAGATAACGGAAAATACCGTGTGTTCAATGACATCATCCGTGAAAAGGGCAAATTTCCTTCAGCCATGTGGTACGGGCCCTACAACATCAAGAGCATTACAAACTGGTGCAGCAACGACTATTTAGGCATGGGCCAGCACAAGGTTGTGTTAGACGCCATGCATACAGCACTAGATCACACAGGTGCAGGATCAGGTGGCACCCGCAACATTGCAGGAACTAGCCACTATCATGTGGCTCTAGAACACGAGCTAGCCACTCTACACAACAAGGCACGAGCACTACTGTTCAGCTCTGCTTATGTAGCCAACGAATGGACATTAATTGCTCTAAGTAAAATCATACCCAACATACATTTTGTGTCGGACAGTGAGAACCACAACAGCCTAGTCATTGGCATGATACACAGCCGAGCACCTAAAACAGTGTTCCGTCACAACGACCTCGATCACCTAGAAGACATACTAACTTCAATACAACTCACAGGCAACGTGCCTTGTATTGTATTTGAATCAGTTTATTCAATGGATGGCGACGTAGGACACATCAAAGAGATCTGCGACCTAGCAGATCGATATGGTGCTATGACCTACATCGATGAAGTACATGCAGTAGGACTCTATGGACCCCACGGTGGTGGGAAAGTTGAAGAGCTAGGGCTACAATCCCGTGTTGACATAGTCAACGGTACATTAGGGAAAGCCTATGGAGTCCAAGGTGGCTATATAGCTGCCGATGCTGAGGTCATCGACGCCATCCGTTCTGTAGCTGCAGGTTTTATATTCACTACATCAATGAGCCCTGTTTCGTGTGCAGGGGCTCTGGCTGCGGTCAAGTATCTCAAGGATCATCAAGAGCTCAGAGATAAACATCAAGAACGTGCTAGAAAGTTAAAGCATAGATTGGCAGTGGCTGGCATGCCTGCTATGGAATGTACTACCACACACATTGTTCCTATCCTAATTGGGGAAGCCAAACGATGCAAGGCCATCAGTGATGATCTGCTTAATGAGCACAACATCTATATCCAGCCAATTAATTCCCCTACTGTGGCTGTGGGCACGGAAAGATTACGTATTGCACCTACTCCGTTCCACGATGATAGTATGATTGAAGATTTGATTACTGCGCTGACTGCTTCGTTTGCGTGTCACCCGGCGCAAGTCTAAAGCGATCTTCCACGTAGTCAGCAGTACTGACTTCAAAGATCACACTGTTGGCAACCAGTGCTTCAATCTGATGCGGGCCAAGGGCACCGAAGTCTGCGGTCTTGCCTTCTTCTAGAATAGCTTCCTTGGTTTCACCTGTGCTGACATCGATATAGGTAACTCGGAACTTGCCAGCATTGATGAACCAACTCTTGTATTTCTCTTTGTGAAACACCAAACTGGTTTTGGCACCTGCACGATCAAATACCAAAAGTTTTCCGCAGTATTTGTCGTTGTTGGCAAACACCAATTCGAATCCCCACCCTTTGTCTATTTTACCTAATGTTTGTAAGTTCATGGTCGTTTCTCAATTATTTTATCTACTAGACCGTAGGCCAGTGCTTCTTCTGCACTCATGAATGTATCACGATCCATATCACGTTCAAAGTCTTGATATGTCTTGCCTGCAGAGTTGTGTTTGACATAGAGTTCAGTTAAGATTGTTTTCATCTTAGTGATTTCTTTGTACTGGATTTCGATATCGCTCTGCATACCACGAGCACCGCCGCTGGGCTGATGGATCATGTGTCTAGCATAGGGCAACATGTATCGTTTGCCTTTGGCACCTGCTTGTGCTAAAAAGCTGCCCATGGAGCAGGCCTGTCCCATAACATAAGTGGTCACATCGCACTTGATAAACTGCATGGTATCGTAGATGGCCATGCCTGCTGTGATAACACCGCCTGGCGAATTGATAAACAAATTTATATCTTTGTCTGGATTCTCGCTCTCTAAGAACAGCAATTGGGCAACTACAACATTGGCCATGTGATCTTCCACCGGTCCATTCAACATAATAATACGCTCTTTAAGCAAACGGCTGTAGATGTCATAGGCCCGTTCGCCTTTTGATGTAGATTCAACTACCATTGGTACTAGCATAAAATTCCTTTATTAACGTGATACAACAGTATATACTCTACTAATTAGCAGTGCAAGAGTTGACATTTCAGTAATCTGAGTGTATAATGAACACTGTGATTAATTCATTGGTTAAATATAAATTTAAAGAAGTTTCTCGAAATGGCAACACTATTGTTAAACGCAGACATGCAACCTGTAAGCCTATTACCCTTGAGTGTGGTAGATTGGCAGGAATCCATACGATATATGGTTCTGGACAAGGTCAAAGTCCTAGAATGGTATGAAGATTGGATCGTCCACAGTGCCAGATGGCAGACCCGTGTACCTGCTGTGATCATGCTGACCACATATCAAAAACCCAAGCATACTATGAGGTTGAGTAAACGCAACATATTTCTGCGTGATGCCTATGCCTGCCAGTACTGTGGCACAACAGTCACAGAAGTCACAGCCACATTGGATCACGTGCATCCGGTGAGTCTGGGCGGCAAGACCACTTGGGAAAACTCTACCACTGCCTGCAAGACCTGTAACTACAAGAAAGCAGCACATGTAGGCAAGATGAAGCCAAAGATCATGCCTTACAAACCTACATTTTGGGATCTAGTTGCCAAGCGTCGAGCTCGAGGATATCACCTGCAACATACTAGCTGGGCAGATTATTTGGGATAGCTGCATTAAATTTAAGGCAGTGTCTCTAGTGTATAAGTACTGATAGCAGAAACTGATTAGAAGGAGAACTAATATGATGCTATCAAAGGCCCAGCGCCAACTCAAACGACAGATCTTCAACAGTCTGTTTTCAATTTACAAACCAGTGCGAACATTTATTAGAAGGAGAACTAGTATGCCGCAATTAATTACAGCCACTGTCACTGAACAAGAATTCAAAGACCTATTTGGTTTTGACGAGCCTAGCGGGCTTTACAAAGATTCAAAGTTTAGATTAGTGATAAACAAATTTGGAAGATGCTATTGGTTGTTGAGCATCGACAATCTACAAGGACCTAGGTTCAGTGGAGTCAATGTCTACTATCAAGGCAACAACAGCAGATTGATCCGTACCATCTATCCCAATGCAAGACGCATTATAGATGTAGGAGCTAATGTAGGTAACAATACCATTGCCTATGCAGAATGGGCACAACACGTAGAATCGTTTGAACCCACGCCAACTACACTGACCATGCTGAAAGCCAATATCGAAATAGCTCGGAGAAGCAATCTGCAGGGTATCTACTGGCAGGGTGATCAAAGTCAAGGCAATGTGCATAGAGATCCAACACCAACAGTTGGTTGGTTTACCTGGAAAGGCGTTCCGCAGAGCATGAACCTACATGGACAGATCACTGTGCATGAAGTAGCAGTAACCAATCGCAACACAGGCACTATTGGCATTCAGGATCATCCTGAACACGGCGGACATAACTTTGCAGTCTACGACGATGCACATGTTAAGAAGTCTCAGCATGTGGTCAATGTTTCTGCAAGAACCATTGATAGTTTTGCCTTTGAAGATGTTGACACAATCAAAATAGATGTGGAAGGTTCAGAACTATTTGTCATCCACGGAGCCAAGGACACTATAGACAAGTATAGACCCGCAGTGCAGGTTGAGATCGTGCCCAAACAATGTAAGCAATATGGATACGATCCGCAGGCCCTGTACGACTTCTTTGCAGAGCGTGACTATGTCTGTGTCTGTGCTGTGCGTAAGCCTGCCAACGAAGCCCAACAAGGTTTGTTCTTTGGCAAGGATATTGGAATGACGCATCAACAGATTCCAAAATACATGGACAGGTTGTTTGTACCTCGTGAAGTACATGAGCGCACAGATTACGGCGCTATGGCACAAGCAGATAACCAATTCGATACACTATTTGATTTTGGTTAATTAAATGGTTGACAAATAACCCTAGCTGTACTATACTATAGCTAGGATTTATTTTTAAGGCAACGAAAGGCAATTAAATGGCAACAGCAAACACATTCAATCCTGTAGAAAAAGAACATCACTTCCGTAGTTTTGGTACTTGGCTCAGTGATGTAACCAAAGTTATTCCTACAGACAAATCAACTATCAAACGTCGACTGCAAGATTTCAGCGAAGCAGAACTTGATGCACATATGGACAAGCACAAGGTTCTAGCTGAATTACCAATCAACAAAGAAAACGAAAATCTTCAGCGTGTAGTTGAAGAAGTCCTTACACATTATAAATCAACAGGAGTTCTTGACGGAATACTTCTGCCGTTTGAAGAACGCAAGAGCCGTTTGAAGGGTGTAGAAAAACTTCCTATTCGAGATATTTGGTTGAACTACGGTGAAGATGGTCAAGGAGGTCAACGTAATCCTAAGCCTCGCCATATTCTGCAAATGCTGCGTCGATGGGATCCAGATGGTCTTACCTGCGGCAATGCTCGATTAGATCCTACAGATAATCGAGTGTTTGTTAACGAGGGGCAACAGCGTAGTATTGCAGGGTGTATTGTAAGTCGAACAGAATTTGCATACGAAGTATTACCTAGCTCAGACGACATCGACGACCTTCGTCAGTTCAAGCGTGAGAATCAAGGCAAGCTTCGTGCTACTGAAGTAGAACTTGCACTCAGTGATGCATTGGTTGTTAAGAAAAGCCTTGAAGATTATTGTATTAAGAAGAAAATCGATATCACTGAGATCAGTTACGCAGAAGTTTGTAAACAGATGCAACTTAGCAAGAGTGATGACGAGTTTGTCAACTTTAAGATCTTTAATGAGCTCAGTCTAAAAAGAAACTTCCGTATGGTTAATGACGAGAACAAGGAAGAAAAGAACCTTAAAGGAGCTTGTTCTAATATCAGTCAGCTCAAAGCAATCTTTGAAACTAATGCATATAGTGACGATATTTTAACTCTTGCTCTTGATTGGTACGAGTATATCTGGCCGTTGAAGCGGTTAGAAACTGCTGACTTGATCGGGTTAGTTGAAACAATCTATTTTAATAAGGACTGGATCTTTGAAAAGGACTTTGACAAAGACTTGTTCCAGGTTAAGTTAATGAATGCTCTGCGTGAACAATGGCCTAACAAGACCAGCGGCAAGGGATCTACTCCTGCTTGGCGTCAGATCCAAGACGAGATGAGTGAACAGTTTCCTTATAAGACCAAGGAAGATAAAGAAAAGAATGTTAAGTTCTATTCTGTAGACTCTACACGTATTGCAAAACACATGTGGATCGCTCAAGGATTTTACTCTGTTCTTAACCAGCGTCTACCTAAAGAATATGCAACACAACTAGTGCAGCCTTATTCTGTAGAAACCAAAATGGTATTTCCATTAACGATGCCTGTGATTAAAAATGCTTAAACACACAGAGTTAATTAACGGATTGATACAACAGCGCCAGCTTCAAACTGGTGCTGTGTTTGATCGCAAGACCTATTGGTGTGCTGCTAGTTATAGAAAGGTTGCAGAAACTCGTGACCTGCGTTATGACTATGCATATTCTATTATGAAGAAATGGTCAGGCGGCACACCCGAGCAATGGGTTGAAAAGATGCCTGTCAGCTTTAGGGGACATCTCTTAGATTACGGCCGGGGCGCAAACAAAATGATTAATCAATTTAGAGATCTTGATCCAGAGGTCGTCTATGAATATGATTATTTTCATACTGTTAACGCTGACCACATAATACCAAAAAGCTATGGTGGAGAATGGACATTTGATAACTGCATCATTCGTCCGAAAGTGGCAAATATCATACGTCAAAACTTCAACGACGAAACTCTAAAAGAAGCCCTGCTGATTACTGCAGACAGTTACAATATATCTCTTGACAACTCTACAGTTTGATGCTATAATATTAGCATTGTAACAGATTAGGAGCAGAAGATGAGAACACAACCACAAGCAGTTATTGCCCGACTTGAAGCAGACAACAGCCGTTTGGCCAAAGAAGCTATCCTTGCAGAAGCCATGACAGAAGGCCTAGATGAATTCTTTGAAGGAGTTCGCTGGTGTTTGGACAAATTGCACACTTTTGGTGTCAAGCAGGTTCCAGAGAGTGAAGTAGATGGCCAGGGCCTGAGCTGGACTAACTTCTCAGAACTTGCAGATGCTCTTTACCGTAGAACACTCACAGGTCATGCCGCACGTGATGCTATTAAATTAGCTATGGATGTGGCTACTAAAGAACAATGGAATGGATTTTATCGTAGGATTCTTATCAAAGACCTACGTTGTGGTGTTTCAGAAAAGACAGTGAACACCGTGGCCAAGAAGTCTAAGAAGCCTCAGTACTCTGTGCCTGTGTTTGAATGCATGCTGGCTCATGATGGTGCCAATCACGAAGGCAAGATCACAGGCAAGAAACTGGTTGAGCCCAAGCTAGATGGTGTGCGTGTACTTACTGTGGTAGACTACGAAAGCCGTACAGTTACCATGTACACTCGCAATGGCAAAGCATTGGTTAACTTTCCGCATATCGTCAAGGCCTTTGAAGACAACATGGACAATTGGGGACGCAGTTATGTGTTCGACGGAGAGGTGATTTCAAACTCGTTCCAAGACCTAATGAAGCAGGTACACAGAAAGAGTGACGTACAGGCACAAGATGCCCGACTGATGTTGTTTGATATTGTGCCGTTGACTGAGTTCAAAGCAGGGGCTAGTGCAATGGGCCAGAGGCGTAGAAGTGCTTTCCTGCGTGAGAACTTTTCCAAATTGTTTGCAGACTCAGGCTGTATTGAGATCATTGCACAACGAGAGTTTGATCTAGATGTGTTCACTGATGAAATTGAATTCCGTGACTACAACAAACAGGCAGTGGCCGCAGGCTATGAAGGCATAATGATCAAAGACCCTAACGGCAAATGGGAAGGCAAGCGAAGCGTGGCTTGGCTCAAACAAAAGCCTTTCATTGAAGTGAGTCTTCAGATCGTTGCAGTAGAAGAAGGTACTGGCCGTAATGTGGGCAGGTTAGGTGCTGTGATCTGTGAAGGCACAGACGATGACAAACTCATCAAGGTCAATGTAGGCTCTGGATTCACAGACAGCGATCGCCGAGAATATTGGGACAGTCGTGATAGCTTGATTGGGCAGGTGATCGAAGTCAGAGCAGATGCAGTCACACAGAATCAAGACGGTACCTACAGCCTACGTTTTCCTAGGTTCATGAGATTCCGTGGCTTCAAAGCAGGGGAAAAGATTTGAACCAAAGAATTCAAGAACTTGAAAAACAGTGCTGGAGCCATTATATCAACGGTGTGCTGATTGATGGACACCTGCATTTTGACACACAAAAGTTCTCTAAGTTAATGATTCAAGACTGTGCGCAGACCCTGATCAACACAGGTCACGCAGGTGCGGCACAGAGTTTGAAAGAAGCTTATTTTGGGTTGGATCATCCAGTATGAAGCCAAACACACAGGCGTGGCGAGCATGGATGTTGGAGATCTACTATGAATGAACGAATTGTAGAACTGATGCGCAGTAAAGGTCTACACAAAAATATCAGTGAAGACTGTCAGCATCGCATGGAGTTGTTGGCCGAGCTAGTCATTAATGAATGTGCTCAGGCATGTATCAGTATGGGCAATGACTATGAAATAAAATCTGCTGGCCAATATCAAGCAGAATTATTTGCCTTTGCAATTAAAAAACATTTTGGACTTGAACAATGATTGAAATTTTTATACCAGTGTTATGGATCTGCATCAATGCTCACTGTGAGTTCATGCAGAGCGATGGTTTTTATTTCACACAAGAAATCAAATGCACACAGTCTTTGCATACGCAAAAACAACGAATGAGAGACATGGTCAAACAAGCTGGGCAAGGCACTATCACTGTGCTAGAAGGCATCTGTGCTGATGCCAAGATCAACCCCCGTGATGATAAGATTGCAGGAGAGAAATCATGAATATGATCAAATCAATAATTGAATCTACATGGTATCACAGTGTTTGGTTGACTGTGATGCGAGTGGCTGTGATCGCAGCCTGTGTTAAATATATTTTTTGGACATGAACTATGAAAGTAGGACCCGCTGACAACGCCTATCACATGATGGCCACTGCCCAGGCTTTGAAAAATCTGCAACTACAGCTGACTAAAAATTCCATTGAACGCAAGCTGGTTCAGGATCGCAATGAAGCTGAGAAACTGCTGCTGAGTCGCAGACGTGAAGCACTGCTGTTAGATGAAATGTATCTTGAAAGGGCCTATACCAAGGCCAAACTGCTCAAAGGCACTGACGTGGATCTCTACATATGATCAATCCGCTGGCATATCAAGAGTTCAGTGATCAGGCCAAGATCCTAGTGCCTGCAGGGCTAGACCCACAGCAATGGATCGACAACTACAATCGCATCTACGCTCAACTGCTGTTCGCAGCCTGTGTGCAGCAGCTGACCCTGCATGGATACGATGATGCTGCTGAACAGATCAAACAGAATTTTGGAGTTGAATTATGAAAAATATCTTGGACTTTTTGGGTTACTGTTGGTCCAGTTGGGAGCTGTGGCAAAAGGCCATTATCGTCAGCTTGATACTGAATGTCTCCAGCATGTTTGTGCCCTCGCCCTGGGGATCGTACATGGCATACGTGGGCTGGAGCATCATAGCCATAGTGGTGTTCAAAGACATATGGTTCGCCATGGTCAGAGAAAAATACGCTAAGTACAGAGATCATCGCAATCAACTATTAACAACCATACGGAACAGTGACAATGAACGAACTCGATAAAATTGACGTCAGCAGCTCAGAAGAGGGAGAGCAGGCCCAGGCCATTGCTATGATGCGTGATGCCCAGGCTCTGGACTCAGTGCGCCAACGACTAGAACGCCAAAGGGCTCAGCCCTCGGCCACTGAGTGTGAAACCTGTGGTGATGATATCCCCTTGGCTAGACAACAGGCAGTGCCGGGTACCCAGCTGTGCGTGACCTGCCAGAGTCACAGTGAACGTTTCAAAGCCAACTATCGACTGCCTGATGACAACTGACAGTAATAGTGTTGTTCCAAACATCTTCAACGCTCTGCTCCAACAGCCACTCCACTCCTAGATTATCTGCAGTCAGCCATGACTGCGACTGTGACCATCCCTGAGCACCCTCTAGCTCAGCCTGTAGTTGTCCTGGGGCCCACCCAGCGTGACCCAAAACGAATCTGCTGTATCTAGGACCCCCGGGCTCTGTGAGTTGATCCAGCATGTGTGCATGGCTGGTCACTGCCCAAGACTCTGACAGCTGTTGACTGTAATCGCACAGCCAGTCTGTGCTGTGTATCATCCAAAGGCTGTGGGTGTTAACAGGGCCACCCCAGTACACGGGGGTAGGGGGCAGTGACCATGGGTGACCCTGCAACACTTGATCCAGGGTCACACCCAAGGGTCGATTCACACACACTGCTCGTGAGCCCACGGTACTGTGGGCAGTGATCATCAGCACTGTGTCCCGGAATCGGGGGTCGGGCATCTGGGGTGGGGCTATGAGTAGATCAGTGACTTTGACCATGCAGCTTATGACCAATCAGGCAAGGGACCCCCGTACTTCTTGCCCTTGATTTTCTTGCCACGCATGCGTATGCGTTCTGTACCCACCTTGTGTGACTTAGCACCCTCTCGGCTGCGATAGCCCTGGCTCTTGCATGAGCTCAGCTGTGAGGCACCCAGGGCTGAGTCTGGCTTGCCTGATGTGCAGAGATCGCGACTGGCAGGCTGTTCTGTGACCTCTGTGTCCTGAGGTTCCAGGCCCAACAGTATGCCGTCGTTGAGGGGGAAGTTGAGTTCTTGGAATCGTTCTGGTAATTCTTGTGTGTCTATGATGAACTCCAGCTCTTCTTGGGTGGGATGCTCTTTCATCAAGACCTGGGCTGCTTGATCATGTGCTTCTGCATTGTTCCATATGTTGACATCATAGTGTTCTTGATACAGTGCAGCCACAGCGTCCATGACTGCTCGGTAGTCGCAGGTGAATATGTTTTCCGTGATGATTTCCGTGATCTTCATGCTAGTCGAGCCCCGATCATCACACATGAGACCAATAGGTTTTTCAGTTCCTGATCGTCAGCTTGTGCGTTGAGAGTGTCTGATCTCACTAGGTCTCGCATGAGTTCTTGATACTCATCTAGCTCTAGACCCCCACCCTCATACTGACTCATTATGGCCAGGGCCATTTCAGCTCGCTCACGTGCCCATCCAGGACCTGTGGCTGCTATGTCGTGTAGTTGTTGCATTACCATCTCCCTTGTATGCCTGCGGCTGCTCTGCTAGCCTGTTGTTGCATGATCCGCTTTTTGAGTTCACAATACACAGTGGAGCCCCGACCCTCTGTGTTGCGTTTGTACATGTCTTCCACAGTCTGCTGCATGGGTTGTATCAAACGCACCACATCCTGTTGTACTGAGCCTTTGCTGACACTGTACAGTTCAAACCAACGTAGATCATCACGTATGCGTGTGACCTGAACCAGTTGATCTGCAGCACAGTCCAGGCGATCCACGGCCAATTGCACGTCTGTGATTCTTGCGCTTTGATTAGCATCCCAGAATGAAGGTATCCACGACTGTACTGTAGCACAGCCTGTGAGCATGATTGCGATAGATAGTATTAGTGTTTTCATAGTAAGTGACTGCGAGGAAATTCCACGGCTGCAACAGCACGAGGAAACTCAGTTAATAATAGATCCACAAGTTCTAGATGTCCGTGGGTGAGATCCAGTACCACGTGATACTCTACAGTGTCCGCCACACGCGATCCAATCAGTTGACAGCGATGATCAGGCTCCGCAACCCACTCTAGTATCTCGGGTAAGCAAGTGTGATCAGTGACAAGGTATCTTCGCAGCATACAGCTATTTATCAGCTGCGAAGCAGCTCAGCGGTAGAATTTTTTCAATAAATAACTGCATGGTTAATTCACTGCGTCTACTACTGTATGCGGCTATGCTCACCCTCACAGGTCTAGCTCACAGTGACGTCAACGAGTGTAACATGAAAAAGACCCAAGACGATCGTTGGGAGTGTATGGCCGCATACAGTGGTAGCGCAGCTTTCTGTGACAAGATCCGGAATTGGGAACGTAGACAACACTGTGTACGTGGAGTTATACGCAAACAAAGGCAGCATAGATGACTGAACAAGAACACAGTAAATGGCAGCAGGACCTAGCTGAAATGGAAATACTGTTATTAATATTAGGATTCCTAAGCTGGGTAGCGTTCTGGAGTCTAGTACACTACAAAATCATAGTGTTTTAACCCTAGCACATGCTGATCACAGACGAGGATCCAGAAGGCTGTGTGATGTATACAGTGTGCAACGATCAAGGCCAGTGCCTAATTCGCACCAGTGACAGACAGATAGCAGAATACGTGAACTCACACAGCAGAGGTATTGACAGCAGACTGCGATTGACTGTGGGTGGAGATCCTGGTACTAGAGACGGCCATAGACCCATATGGCAGTATATAAGACGTGTGGGCAACTCACAGTGATACAAGCAGGTAGATTCGTGTATAGGCCCCGCTGCAAGGTCTGCGTACAGTGTGTGTATAGTGGTGTATAGTGGGTGTAGTGTATGCGTACTAGAGTCTACTGTGAGTCTACTGTGGGAGATCTTGGGGGTCGCATGGGGAATAAGTTGAGAATGCTTGGACTCGCAGTATAAAATATTGGGAATCGTGGGAATCGCAGCATCTTATGCTGACCATTTGAGCATAGCCTCTCCCACCACCGGCCTGGCGAATCTAGCTACTCGAGATTCTAGTGTAGAATCACATTAAATCGAACCGTTCGAACCATTCTCCCACATTCTTCTACCATGAATCCAGCGTCATAGACTGTAAAACCCTGTGTATACAGTGGCCCCGCTGCGGGGGTTTAGTGTGTGTCACGATATATACTGTATATGATCACTGCTGAAGACTCTGTACTAGTACTGTATCACGTACACCGCACACACCGTTACTGGCCCGCGGCTGTGTACTCCTGCTGTGATCAGTTTGTGGTAGATCCTTTACTAGCACAGCCTAAGCCAGAGTTCCAATTAGATCCCTTGTACCAGCAGCCAAAACGCCAATTCCAACCAGAGGCCCCGCTGCGTAAGATCACAACATAAGCAGAAATCCATTGACAGAATGTGATTATGATCGTATAATATACACATGTTCAAGAAAAGACT